TTGAGACGCCTCAAGAAGACTGAGAAACCCGATGTTCTGGAAAGGAATGCCGAGGCGTGGACGACCAGTCTACTTGGGACCTTGGCCGCCGGCAACAAACCAACCCAAACGATGAAGGAACGCTACAGACACGCTGACATAAAGGCCGCGGTTGTGGCGGAGACGCACGGCAAGTGCGCCTATTGCGAAAGTGTTGTTAGACATATCACCCACGGAGATATTGAGCACGTCGCTCCCAAATCGAAGGTCCCAAGCAAGGCATATGAATGGGAAAACCTCACGCTAGCTTGCGACATCTGCAATGAAAACAAGGGGGACGAATACACCGCCGACCCTGCTCATTCGCAAGATAGCCTGATCGATCCGTACAGGGACGATCCGAAAGAGCACTTCCTCTATTTCAGAGAGGTCGTCGCGCCCAGACCAGACAGCCTTCGTGCGTTTGCAACGGAGCAGGTCCTAAAACTGTCGCGGCCGGAGCTTCTTGAACGTCGTCGTGAGCGCATGGCCTTTCTAGATGGCTTGGTGCGGGCTTACTGTTTGGCAGACGCCGCTTATAAACCGCTGCTCCTCAATGACTTGGTGGACAACCATTTACGCGACCAGGACGAGTATGTGACCTCGTCGCGAGAATACATCGATCAATTCAAGACCAAAGGCGTAATCGCGAGCGACTAGTATTCACCCGCTGCGCTAGGCTCGAACGCGCCATCCACCTGCTCGCTGGCGCCTTTGAACGGCGGACGGCACAGATTCCTATCTTCCGTCCAGACGCGACACTTGGTGGCAGCGACCAGTAACAGCGCCCTTGAGTGCAGGCTTCGCCGCCGGCGTTGAGGTCTTCATTGTCGTGACTGACCTCGTTAGTCGAGTTGACTAAAATGGAGCATTTTAGAGGAAAATATGAACCGAGCTAACCGCCGTAGGCAAAACAAAGAATATGATCGCCAAATCGATCAAGGGATCAACATCGACCACTTCGACGAAGGCTTGATGGTTCGGCTCATGCGGAAAACTCATGAGCATGTTGAGCAAGCTCGCAGAAGCGGCCGCGTTTATGGACTGATGAACTTTCTGCACACCGCCATGGACAAGTCTTCTCGTAAGCTGGCGGATGTGCCGACACAGTGCTCCAAGGGCTGTTGGTACTGCTGCACTGTTTGGGTGGCGGCGAAGGTGCCAGAAGTCATCTTCTTCGCAAAAACAATTTCCAACGACCAGCACGCAGGTTACGTCGCCCGTTTGGAAGAAACGATGCAAGCGGTGAGAGGCCTCTCATTTGACGATCGCGGCGACATGATTACCCCTTGTCCCGCTCTATCAGACAACCTTTGCCTCAATTATAAGAACCGGCCGAACGTCTGTCGCTCAGCAGCGTCGGCTGACGCCGAAATCTGTCAAAGATCCTATGTTGGGCTCAGCGGCGAGGATATTCCAACGCCGATGGCTCACATGATGGTTCGCGGGATCTTCAGCACCGCCCTTGAGGGAGCATTGATGGAAAGCGGACTATCTCGTGCATCGTACGAATTCAACAGTGCGATGGAACTGGTAATCCAAGATCCAAGCATCGAGAATCGCTGGTTGGCCGGTGACGATGTGTTCGCGGGCGTCCCACTTGATCCAGATTCTGCAGGAGACGAGCAGGCCATGCGTACGCTCCACGCCGCGGCTTTCGGGTAGAGGTGAAGGTGAAGTCCAACCCCAACTCGCAATCGCACACGACGGTTAAACTCTGAGAACGCTTTAGGGCATCCAGGCGACGGCGAAGCTTCATCTTCCACCCCATTCATTTCGCCGACAGCAAACGACAGGCTACATGGCGAGTGCCCCATCTCACCGCAAACGTGTCGGATGCGACAAACCAGCCACGACCTTCCCCTGAGCCATGATTTGCACCCATGCACGAGCATTGGCATTCATGGCCAGCCGCATTCCAGCAAGCGGGCGCACAGACTTCTTGGTCCTGATAGGGCTGGATAACATAGACACGGCGATATCGAGAAAGGGTCCGATTTACGAAGTCGTTAAACCAGGACTGCGGCAGCTCCCACCGCTTAATATCCGAACCATTTCGGCGACGTGCGCTTGCCTCCCTGCAGCCAGACGCGGTTGTCAGGAGCGAACGGCACCTTTACCTGAAGTTTGGTACCCTTTCCCAAACGTAATGCCACCGGAACGTTTGACTGCGATAAGACCCAGTGGAGTTGAGCATCGGCCTCAGGATTTGTCATTCTCTCCTCCAGATTGCGAAGAGAGTAACAAATGACCAAACCAAGTTGTCGTCAATTGCGAAACAGCGATACCGGACATAGGGTTTCTGACCCAAGGAAGGTAATCACTCAAAATCAGCTGGTTGCAGTTTTGCGCCGCAGCGTCCCCCGTGACCAGCTGGCAAAAGGCCCACGCAAGCGCCAAATATGAACATGCGGCACTAGAATCAGCTTATGTTAAATCTTTGAGTATCTACTTCTTGACGAGCGAGCATAAAACAGATGCAACGCTGCGTAGCCAACGCATATGTCAATTGAGGGAGAATCACGTGAGCTTTCTGACGGATCATGAACTGAACACTGTCGAGGTCAGCAAGATGATCTTGCATGTCGTAGGACGTGCAGAAGAACCGTTTTCTCCCCAACCGCAAATCGAAGTGCAACAAGAAGCATTTTTTCGCGAGCGTATCTTCGCAGCCGCCGCTGCCGGCGTACACCGTTTCAAGGAAGACTCGTACGTTCGGCCTATTATTGAACGGATGGCGCGGAACGAACTAACATTCGAGCAAGGCGGGCAACAACTATCTCAGCTTTTTTATCGCGACCACGTACGCCAGAGTAGTAGCGGCGCCTTCTTTGTCTTTGAGCTGCGCAATGACGACCCTAACGTGATCTTATATGCGCTGGTAAAATACGATTACCGCGAAGCTGTTGAACTGGCTCAACAGGACGGAAGGAACGTGCTGCGCGCAATCATCCAGGCGTTTGTCAAAGAAAAGAAGGCACTCCAGAAGTTTAGCATTGTTCGGGTCCGCGAGGGCGCAGCAGAAGAACAATTGTCTGCAAGCGACCGAATGAAAGAGGCGCCCGACCTCACCGACTACTTCGAACGATATCTCGGCGTTGAAAGAAGCCGATCGACTGAAGAACTGAGCAGAAAGCTAAATGAAGCGATACGCGGAGCTTTGCAGGAACTAAAGGATAACTTGCCCGACAAGAATGTAGGAGCGGCGGTTGCGCGAGCTAAAAGTGCGCTTCAGGCACGGGACATGGTAACAAACGACGACGTGGTAGACGCGGTGCTCCATGCGGCCGACCGACCCGACGACGAGAGTGTACGGCTCAACATTGAGAAGGTAATGCGGAGAAAACTGAAATCTGTGGATCTCACGGATGTTGATTTCCGACCAGATCCTCAGACTTTAAGGTTGCAGCCGCGCCGCTACATCCGCACGGCTGAACAGGTCCGCATAGAGTTTCCCGGTGAAGAACAAGGCAGATCGGTGATGCGTCGTGAACTGCCCGAGGGTGGAGTGGAGTTTACTATTCGCACCAACGCGCCGCTTGTAGAGGATAAGACCCTTGCTGAACGCCCTCGCGACTGAAATAGATCGCCTGGTCGACAACCAGCGCGCGGCAGTCACGGAGACACCTAGTCAAGTCATCGTCTATCAACTCGAAGGCGAAGACGCGATTCGGTTGTGCGATCTGCTCGCCGGAGCGGGCTTGGCGGTAGAGACGCTCGAAGACGCGGGCGGCGAATTTAGTATCAAGCAGCTTTCGGCGGATCTGCGAGACGTTAAGATTGTGGCATCGAAGCCTATCTCGCCTGATGGGGTTGAAGCCGTTCTTACGAAAACTGCGTTCAAACAACTGCTAATGCGTCCACCCACTGCTCCGATCATATGGCTGCAGGGACTCCCATCGTCCTTCGAAACGAGAACAACTCGATACTCAGATTGGGACGACACCACTGAGTTTCATCCTGAAGATGAAACTATCGACCCGCGACGGTTCGTTCGCGTACTCGGAGATTTTAACGTCCTTCGTTCCGGTCTAGGTCGCTGGCTACTCCGCGAACCAAGTGCGATTGTACCAGCGAACTGGGGTGACGTGGCGGCGGTTCACCTAACAGCATCACTCGCTCAGGAAGTTGAGACGGACGGAGAGCTACTTTTTCGAGGTCCGCCCGCAACTCGTTTCGCAGCAAAATTCGAGCAAGCACTCGACGCAAAGTCATTTGAAGAACTGCAGCGCGCAGCTCAATGGGTCTACGAAAATGACCGAGAAGTTGAGAATCGACACGCTTTGCTGGCAGCGGAGGTCGCTCGCTCGGCACTACGCGGAGGTAACGCACGAGATCTAGTAGGTATCCTTCATCAAGCACTCGAAGGCGCAAAGATTGCTTACAACTTCGGGGTGTCTCGTCAAAGTCAGGAAACGTTGAAGGCATTATCCGACTTACGGAAATCGGTCTCCGATGAAACCGTCAAGCTCGCGGATACCGCTCGAGGGCTTGCCGCTGCAGTGACCGGCGCAGCCGTGGGCAATATCGGGATACTTATAGCTCGTGCGACGTTGCCAGCATCCAGTTCTTTCATTCAGATTTTGTCGGTGCTGCTAGCGCTGGTGCTGGCGATATACGTGTTCGTGGTAATCGGGAGTGGCCTTCAGTTCTTGCGTATTCAGAAAGGTATGCGGAACGAATGGAAACCACGCCTCTACAGATACTTGAACGATGACGAATACAGCAAAATGGTCGAAACGCCTGCGACCAGAGCCGAAAGGGGTTTCTATGTAACAGCCGTTGGCGGTGCATCAATGGCGCTCTTGATGTTTGCTGCCGTGTTTTACGTCGCAATCTGTGGCTTGAACACACCCGGCTCCACACTCTCTCAGTCGACCGACATTGTTGGCTCGTCGGCGCAGGCCCCTTCAACCGCAAAGGGCAAGACGAGCGAGATAGAATCCCAAGTGCCGACATCGGTACCGACGAACGGTCTTCCACCCGTCCCACAAGGAGGGACGGGCAGTGCTACACAAGCAGATGAGATGGCACCCACCAGCAATCACTAGCTGGTGTGAGTCGCTTGAATTGCCGGTAGGTTCGCTACCGCCGGCTCTTTGCCATCAAGGATAATAACCTCCCCTACATCCTTTCCACCTCCGCCGGCGACGGTATAGGTCAGATCAACCCGCGCGATCGGGAATGCCGCGAAGATCTCGCGGACCTCTGGCCGATCATTGAGCGAGATCACAAACCGCCCCTTGATCCTCGCCAGATGCTCAGCCATTTCAGCGAACCGATCGCGCGAGAAGGCACCCTTGCCGTAGTCGCTCTCGTTTCCGAAATACGGCGGATCGAGATAGAAGAGCGCACCAGGGCGATCGTATCGATCAATGAACTCTCGCCAGTCCAGATTCTCGATAACGACCCCACTGAGACGCTCGTGTACCTCCTCGAGGATGATGCCGAGGCGTCCGATGTTGAAGCGGGCCGACCCAACGGTATCGACGCCGAACGATCGCCCGGTGATCTTGCCCCCAAACGCCAGTCGCTGAAGATAGAGGAAGCGTGCAGCACGCTCCAGGTCCGTCAGCGTCGATGGGTCGGTGGCAGCAAGGCGCTCAAACTCCCGCCGTGAAGTGAGCTGGAATTTCATCACTTCCATGAACTGCGGATAGTGCCGTTGCAGGATGCGGAACAGCGTGGTGACGTCGCCGGAGCGATCGTTAATGACCTCCGCCTTTGGAATGAGCGATCGACGTAGGAACACACCGCCCATCCCTACGAATGGCTCGGCGTAAAGGTTGTGCGGGATCTGTTCGAGCATCGAGGCGATGCGCGCCGCGAGCTGCTTTTTGCCGCCGAGGTACGCCGCCGGCGGGGACACAGGCCGAACGGCCGTGAACTGAAAACTATCTTGCATTGTAGAGGATCACTTTTTCTGGCACACCGCCGAACGCCTGCGCAGGCAGCGGGTGTGGCAATGATCTTGTGTGATTGCCGGGCGGGGTACGACGCCAATCAGCACCCGCCGTTGCAGCCTCGCGGCTGCGGCCACCCGTGGCCGGGCAGCCAAAGGCCGGAGGGAAAACCCTCCGGCCAATCTCTTCTAATACGACCGCACACGCCGACTGTCGCGAAAACTACTGTGAATCTTGCAATAGCCAACGACCACCGTCGCGGCTTAACCTCCTCTCAAGAGGAGACACTCATGCGTGCACCCCCCTCCATCACCGACGACGAGCTTCGTGAGGTTTGCCTAGTGGCCGTTTTCCTGCTTGCTCAAGCAAATTGGGTCAACGGCTCCGACGACGACATGTGGCGCGACGTGCTCGACGAGGCCTGTCGGCGCGGCTGGACGGACAGGCGCGTTAAGATCGAAGGCGAATCCTTAAATTAGCGGAGCCTTGCAGAATGCGAAGTGCGCCCTACCATCTTCTCCGGGAGGACACGCCATGCCGAAAATCGCCGGGCCTAAACATCCGAAATCTCTCTCTGATCGCGAACTCCTTTACCAGGAGGCGATAGAAGCCGAATTTCAGTCGGTTGCCGATCGGGCCTACCAGGCCGGATGGTCACGCGAGGAAGTGGCGACGGCGCTGATGGAACTTGCCGACAACAATTTCCTCGCGATGAATTCGAATGCCGAGATGTTCGAGCTTGGCGCCGGCGTTGTGCTGCTCGCGCGGAAACCGCATTAACCCCTCCCCAAGTGGGCGTCGAAGCCTATCTTCGCCGGGTATTAACCGATGTCGCTGATTATCCCATTCTGCGGCCATGGAACCTTGCACCGGAGTTATGACTTGATTGACGTTCTTCTTGAGTTGTTTGGCTACACCACCGCTAGGCTGGTGCTGCCGATCATCACTCTAGGAAAGGTGCGCGTTCAATCAATAACCTCGGCCGAGAGAGGATTTAATTGGCTGGGATTCAAACGCGTCGAGGATGGCTCGCTGATTTGCCACGCTGACATGGCAGGATTCATCGGTGTGATGCTGTGGTTGCTTGTCGCCCTTCTTTTCTTCGTGTCCCCATAACGCTCCCGCAGCAGGACACTTACTCCCGAAATCTCAGTGTTGACTCTCTGCCTCAATGAGAACATTTGTAGAACAGAAGCATTGAGAAGGCCCTGCAGCATGAGTGACGAAGTCGGCGCTACCAAGAGAGCGGAAAGCGGCCTGATTGAGCACCTGTGCGAGCATCCTGGCTGCACGAAGTGGGGGAGCTTCGGCTATGCCCACGGCCGCGCAGCGCCGAACTGGTATTGCTTCGAGCATCGGATCGAATGGCCACCGGCCAAGAGGTCCTAATTTCACCGGCGATGCGGCCGCCAACCTAAAACCTAACAGACGAAAGCTCCGGGGAGGCACCCCGGACGAGGAGAAAGCATGTCCGCCGCTCAGCAAATCACCCACGCCGACGACGTCGGTCAGACGCCTGACGAACTCGCTGCAGCCCTTGCCTGGCACGATGGCGACGCCGAGGCCACGATCCGGACCCTCCTCGCCGACTGCAAACATCTGCGCGAACAGCTCGCACTGGCCGAAATCTCCATGAGCCTTGGTTTTACGCGCGGGTGGAAACCGACCGAGGAACATTTGAAGGATGCCTAGAAACGGTGCCTGGTGGCTGTCTGAGTTCGTTCTGAAAATCCAGGTCGAGTGCAAATGCGGGCTGAAGAAGCAATATGACGCGAAGGCGCTGCTGGAGCGGATCGGCGATGTTCCTATGCCCTCTCTGCTTGGTCGACTTGCGGACGCAAACGGCTGCACAAAGACGAAAAACCCGTTCTATGATCGCTGCCAACTGTCCTACAGCAAGTCCGCAGAGGAGCGATTGCCCTCCCGATCGAACCGGCTGGCAACACGGCACCAGCCGGCCGACCTGAGGAGATCACGTTCGCCAATCTGCCGGAATGGTACGAACTCTTTTGCAGGTGCAAGCACTGTCGCCGTGAAGTGCATCTCAATCGCGGTGACCTGCAGCGTCGCTTCGGCAAGGATCAGTCCATACTCGCACTCGCAGCGAAGATGCGGTGCCAGCGCTGTAAGAACGCCGCTGGAAACACAATCAAGATCGGGAAGCAGAAGCGCTGATCGTTGGTGCACCGGCGTTGACCAGCGTCGGTAACGCGATAGCTCTCGTCACAGGAGGAGCGCGCCATGCGACACCGGCGCGGTATCGACTTGACCGTAGATCGCGAATGCAACGGCCTGGTGCTTGGCAGGATCAACCGTAATGCCTGAGACGCTGTATGTGTAACAAGTACAATATCGAGGTGGTCTACGACGAGCTATGGCGCTAGCAGGCGTCAACACGCCGGAACTCAAAATATTCCCCCGAACATAACTTGACTATCGCCATTGCAATCTCGATCGTCCAAATCGGGGCGATAGGGGGGCGATATGAACGAAAACTACATTCTGGTCGCGAGCATTCTGTGTTTTCTAGTCGGGTTTGCGTTCTGTTGGCCGCCCATCTGGCGTTACCTTGGAAAATCCAAAGTCACCGGCTTCGGTTACTTCCTGGTTTTCATGGGTGTCATTCTCATGACGACATTCAAATGGAGTGAAGTCGTGGTCGAAGCGCAAGGCTACAAGCTGCAGATAGCACAAGCGCAACAACAAATAGCCGAGTTGAACAAGCGGGTTTCGGCGCGGGACGTTGTAATCGCGGACTATCGAAAGGGACTTTCCGAAGTTGCCGGCCAAATCCAAACAACCGGCCAAGCCGATGCATACACTGCTATCTTTCAAAAATGGTCGGACGCGGGGTTACAGGTTACGGCACCCGCATCATCCGGCCAATTGGGCCTCGCTGCCCTAAATGCAGGGTACCGACTAGTTCCGGTCACGGCGGTCGAAGAGCTGGAACGAATTCTTGTGGCAACACCGGAACGATCTGGTTTGGAGCCAAGAAGAGTAACCACCTGCACCACAACGAGCGAAGGAGTGTTGAAGTGCAACTCCGAAGATCAACAGAGATCATCACCCTAACTTCGCTCCAAACCAACGCATGAAAAGCACTTCCGACCCGCGCGGGCCAAGGTACGCGAGTGCCGCGATCATACCTGTCGCCATTGGCTGACCGAGGTTCAGCCAGGTTGCCAATCCTTCACCAACAAATGCCATACCGACCGCGATCGGCATTTCCCACAGCAACTCTTTTCCGAAGAACTTTCGTCGCATCTTTCGCACCTCATTCGTGTGCCACATGAGACGGCCGACAAGCACGGCGATGAGCGTTGTCGCCGCGCCACCGAACCAGGCATTGAGCAATTCAATAAGAGACGTGTATTTTTGCGGCATCTAGCGCCCTTCCCCATGCCTCACGCATTCCACATTCGTCCAAACGCCGCCGGCGCAGAGGCCGACGACAGTCCGGTCTATTTTCCGCTGGTCCGCCGGCGTCGCCCCGCGCGCACCGACCAGGTCAGTTCCGACGACCCGCCGCAGGCCGTCGACATTCGCCGGCGCCGAAGTCCCACAGCTCGTCAGGGCAAGTGTCATAGTCAGCGCGAGCATCGCCCGCGGAATGTGCCGCCGCATTGTTTTGCCTCTCGAATGCGTTGGTGACCGATCGGGCGCCGTCCTCGCGGATCTCAAGGACAACCCAGGTGATGGCGGCGAGCACGAGCGCGCCGCCGAGGATCTTCGGCCAGGGGATCATGCCGGATCGAGGCGATTGCGGATGAAGAGATAAGCGCCACCGGCAAACGACGCGACAATAATGCCGGCGAGTGCCCACTGCAGCGGGCCATTGCCGGTAAAGGCAAAGCCGAGGGTCGAGACGATCCCGGCCGCCCAGCTGAGGTTTTCCTTCGTCACGACTTCCGGCGCCTTCGATGCGGCCGGCTGGGTGTTGGTCGAGACGAACTCGCCCTTGGCCCAGAGCCCGGCCTCCGCCGAGCGCCGGTTGACGAGACCCTTCACCCGCTTGCCGCCGGCATTGACCCACTTCATCAGCTCGGCCGGCACGGCGTCGTAGTCGCCGGCGTTCAGCTTTTTCAGCAGCGTCGATTTGCCGAGCCTGCCGGTGTTGAAATCGAAGGAGACGAGCACCGCGTGCTGGTTGTCCGTCAGCGGCACCTTGACCAGGCGCGAAACCCGCTCTTCGAACTTGGCGAGATCGGCGCGCAGGATCTCTTCTGCCTTTGCCTCGGTGATCACCATGGTCGGTGTCACCGTCGGTGCACCTGCGGCGCTGGTATGGCCGTAGCCAATGGTCCAGATGCCGCCTACGTCTCGATAAGCCTTCGTCTTCAGGCCTTCCCATTGCTTGACGAGCGCAAGGCCCGCCGCGTTGATGCGTCGGTTCATGTTCATGCTGCTTTTCCTTGTTTGGGAGGAGATGGCCGCGCACACTCAGACGAGCTATGAACGGCGCCGCATTGAGTGGCGGATTTCAGTTAGCGCGCCGGGCGCCGAGTACGATCGGATCTTTTTATGGACTACGACGAGGCAGACGAGCGCGACGAACTGGCCATGATCAAAGGGCATCTGAGATCAGGGCTCGCCATGCGTAGGGTCGGAAGAGCACGGCTCCGGCTCGCTCTCCCGGCCTATCGTGAAAAGTTACTGTCGATCCACAGCGTGGCATTCGTCAGTCTCTGCGAGTTCTATGCCGCTTCGGTTTTGATGGTCGACGATCTGCGCAAGGAAGTTCCCGTTCGAGCCGAGTTGTTGGCCGAATACGAAACCATGTGCCGCAACATGGAGGCCGATGCTGTTGCGATGATGAAAGGCGAAAGGAACGCGAGGTGGCGGTAGGCCGTCGCACTGGCGACAGTGCTGGTTACAGATTCGCCGCCAGCAGCATCTCGCGCTCCTCTATGACAGCATCGGAGATGGGCGGTGAGACAGCTGCACTCACCGGCTGGGCAATGCCGAGGCGGGCGCGGATGTTGGCGACATAGTTCGCGTCGTGTCCATCCAGGACCAACAGAGCTTCGTTGAGCATGCTGGCCAGGTTGTCGAGCCCATTGGCGTGCCGCTCATTTTCCTCCTGCAGCAGCATGTTCTGGCGCTTGAGCGAGTTGACGAGTGAGGACATTCTTATGCCTCCATCCAATTGACGCTGACTGCAGACTTGATCGCAGACGCCGTTTCAGCTGCCGCGACCGCCTTTTTCGCGCCGAGCCGCTTGGCTTCGATCCCCGCCGAGACGAGCTGCCACTGCTCAAACATGGCGATGATTTCCGCCGCCTTCTCCGCGACGCTGACGCCATCAAGCGCGGCTTCGGCGACGATATGCGGGATCTCGCTTTCCGACGCCGGCGGATCCACGAGCGCCGCCCGGGCTTCGGTCAGCTTCTGCTGGTACGCCATCGTCTGACCCGATCCAGCGGTGATGAAATTCAGGCGGTAGTTTTCGGCATCGCGATCAATCTTGTTGATCGCGTCGAGACGCATGGCCGGTAGATCGGGCTCGACCGGAGCCGGGTCCCATCCGGCCAGCAGGTTCTGGACGATCGAAGGCACCTCGGGCCACGTCATTGGCGGGTTGTCGACGTAGGCGTCTTCCTGTTTACCGAGTTGCTCGACGATCCTGGCACGTTGCGCGGCCGGCAGCTCGGCGGTCAGTTTACCGGCGACGGTGAACCAGTATTCCCGGCAGCTGAAGAAATCCTGTCGGCCGAGCCACCAAGCGATGGAGGCCATCCAGTATTCGCCCTGGCCGGCCTGAACGCCCTTCAGGAGGGCCTCAATCATTGGGTTATAGCTGTTCTCGATGCTGTACATTGCGGTTCTTCCTTGGGTTTAGGCCGGGATGCCGAAGATGAAGTAACGGATGCCGACGGGCGCATAGGCGCCTGAGGTGCGCCAGTTGCCGGGGCTGTCGGCGCGATTGTAGTAATCGCCGGCATTGCCCGCGAAGGTGTGGAACCGGGCGTTGTTGGCCGTCAGCTCGCAATAGGTGCTTTCCCCTGCGTGGGCTTGGCCGCTGTAGGTGTATTTCAGCCGCTTCACGAACGGCAGGCGCCACAACGCGCTCCACGACATCGGGAGGTTACTTTGCCCGAGGCTCGCACCGTTGCCGGCGCCGTGATGCGTGAGGTATTTCACCATCGGGAACATCCCCGTCCCATCGAACGGAATGTCCGTAATCAGGTCGTTGCCGGCGCCGAAGGCGAAATACCCTTGCGCCAGGATTTGGACTTGCGGACGCCGCGTATCGATGACGATATCAGCCCATGATGGCGGGTCGGCCGCGCCCGGGCGAAGGAGTTGGACGACGTCGACGCCTCCCTCAGTGAACGTCCGCAAGGGTTTGTTGCTTCCACCCGTCGGCGCGCTCGTATCCTCAAGATAGAGCATGAACCGAGCGCGCATCGCCTTTGTCGCGTTGAAACCGATGTTCGTCCCGTCAAACCAATATTCCGCGCCGAAATCGAGAACCTGCGGATTGGACGGATACATGATCGTAGCGCTGTCGTAAAAATGAACGTCCAGCACGACGGTATCCGGGAGGGGAACTCCGGTGTTGTAGTAGCTCACGCCAGCGGGAAGCGCGATATCTGCCGCTGCGATCACCTTCACCGGCATTTTCGAGGGATCGAAAGCCATCTGCTGAGGCGTTGCGGTGTCGACGTTGTAGCCCGGCTTAGCGATCTTCGTCTCGGTTGAGGTGATCTTGATGGTCTTGGTGCCGTTCGGCGCCAGGATCGGAGCGTCATCCGGCGCGACGTTGTTCCCCGGCAAATTCCAGACGATCAATCGCTTGTCGCGCGATCGAAATTTATTGAACACATCAATCGTGTCGTTCGGCGTGACGACGATCGGGGTCCCGTATGAGAAGTTCCCCAGATTGTTGTTGAGAACCATGTTTTCCGCCCAGCCAATTTGGGCGAAATTTCCCACGGCATAGAAGCCGCCCTGACCGTTGTAGTAGGCGCCGTTATCGGTCCAGGCGACCATCTGTTGATTGTAGACGTTGCTTCCGCCGCCCTTCTTCGCCTTCACGTCGAACAGCGGGACGTTGTAGCGGAGCGTCGGGAACGCCGTGTTGCGAAAGCCCCAGAGCGTTCCCTGCGCAATGGTCACGGACATATAGGTAAACGTCGCGGAATTGCTTCCCGGAGGATAGTAGGTGACGCCGCTGCCAGCCTGGAAGGTGTTCACCACCCATATGTCACACAAGCTCGCTTGAATGCCGAACTTGCTGTTGTAGAGGAACTTCCAACGCTCACTATCCGGCGTCGAATAGGGATCGTCGGCATTGTTCTTCATGACCTTGAGTGCACCGCAGCCGGTGTAATCGTTGCCTATTCGAATTCGAGCCATCAGGTGGACACCTCTATGCCGCCGTTGTTGAAGTCCAATAAGAGTTTGCCGTTGATGCTACGGGCGACGCCGGAGAAGTACGCATCGCCGAAGCTCGCCGAGATCGCCGAAAGGCTGGTCACGTTCAATTTGTCGGCGGTGATGGAACCGTCGACGATCAGATTTGCCGCCTTCATCCGCCGCAGGACGATGCGGTCGATGATGAAGTTTTGCGTCACGGTATTGGAACTGTGGTTGTACACCTGCAACGTGGCATAGCGGGCGTTTGCGGGCGCGGTTGCGCGACCCGAGCGAGTTTCGAACCCGTTCCCCACCGGAGCGTTACTCACCATATCTGTGTAGCCGATATAGCCGGTCTTGCTCGCGTCATACCAAAGGATGCGGAAGTACAATCCTGCCGAAGCGGACTGTCCGTTCGTCATGGCCGAAATCTCGCCATAGAGCTGCTCGCCGCCCGTAACGGCGATCGCATAGGCGGCCTGTAGCTCCATGTAGACCGAAGCGTTGACGTTCGTCTTCTGCAGGACCAACGCAAATTGGCCGGTCTGGCTATAGGACGTCGTCATGTGAAGGTTTGTGCCGCCGCTGCCAGCCCAATAAGGCAGGATCACGTTTCCTTCACTCCAATATCCGTTGGCGACGAGGTTCTCATAATCAGTCAGGACGAGGTGCTTTGCAGTGATCGCGTTGGCTGCAATGTTGTTGGCACCGATGGTGTTGGCGGCAATTTTGTCGCCAGTGATCGCGGCCGCTGCGATCTTGATAGCGGTCACCGATCCGGCAGCCAATTCCGTTGCTGTCACCGCGCCGGCCGCAATCTTTCCGGCTGTGATGGCGAGCGCGGCGATCTTGTCGGAGGTGATCGCCCCGGTCAGGACGTGCCCGCCGCTAATCATCGTCGTGCCTGAAGGAGACCACGGCGACGGTTCGGTCTGGTTTGCTGTCGCTTCCCCAAAGAACGCGTTCTTCACCCAGAGGTAACTGTCGCCGCCGGCGGCAGTCCCGGTATGCCGAATGAACACCTCGCAGGACGCAGCGTTTGCGGGCGCTGTGGCGAACAGGTTCAAGCGGTTGTAGTTGGAGAGCAGACTGACCGGGTTTCCGTTTTCCGGGGCGGCGACTGCCGATTGCGCGTAGGCGATATTGTTGCCCGAAGCATCAAACCAGCCAATGTATATCACCCTGCTGGCGCGATGAGAGTAGAGGTAGGCCGAAAACTGGTAGCGTTTGCCGGCCTCCACGGGGTACCGCTTCGACGTTCCCTGACTTAGGTCCCAAGGCGCGATATCGAAGGCATCACCCGCGTTCAGCCGCGCGTGGCGTATCTGAAGTGAACCACCCGAGACACCATAGGTGTCGGTACGCATCTCGTAGGTGAAGTACGAGGGAGCGTTGCTCCAACGCGCTCCCCAAGTTGCCGTACCAGCGAAGAAATCAGAATTCTCGATGTAATTCGCGCCGGTGCCAACAGCCAGCTTGTCCGCCGTAATGGCACCGGCCGCGATTTTGCTCGAAATGATGGCATTCGCCGCGATCTGGTCCGCCGACACTGCCCCGGCGGCAATCTTGCCCGCAACCACGGAGTTCGCGGCCAATTTGTCTGCAGTAATCGCCGAGGCGGCGATCATCGTTGCTGTCAAGCTACCGTCAACGATCAGGTTCGCGGCGTTTGCCCGACGCAGGATGAGGCGATCAAAGATCACGTTCTGCGTCGTGGTTTGGGTCACATGGTTGTAGAGACGCACCCGCCCGAAGGCAGCGTTCGCCGGGACGGTGATCTTTCTCGAATAGGTCACCCAAGCGGCGGTCATGGGGGCGTTCGCCATAATATCCCCGTAACCTACTCCGTCGCTGCCAGGGATAATCGTCTGGTCCGCGTCGAACCAAAGAACGCGATAATACGCACCGGCGCTCGCTGGCGGTCCGTTGGTTTTTATGGTGGTTTCGCCATACAGGATTTCGCCCGCCGTCACGGGGAACAGGGTCGCGGCATTCGAGTCCACAAAGACGGAAACGTTCAAGTCGCCGGCCGGCTTCTGAAGGATGATTGACCGCGTGCCGGAGAGTACCAAGTCGGGATAGGCGGCTTTCGACAGGTAACCAATGACCCCGCCGCCGGCCACGCTGCCCCAATAAGTACCGATTGGGGATATGTCTTCGATGTTGCCGTTAGGGATAAGGTTTTCGAGATCGGCGAGCAGCAGAGTGCGCGCCGTGATCGCGTTCGTCGCGATTTTGTCCGACACAACGGCGTTGGCGACCAGCTTTGGTGTGGTGATCGCATTGTCGGCGATCTTGGTTTCGGTGACGGCATTGGTCGCCAGCTTGGCCGCATCGACCGCAAGGGCGGCGAGCTTGCTGTTTGTGATCAATGCATCCGCCAACTGGTCGGACACGAGCTGCCCGGTGATATCGGCGGCCGCCGTATCCTTCACCCACCGGCCATTGCGATATCGGTAAACTTTGCCGTCTGTCGTGAGGTAGGCTTGCCGACCTTCGCTGTTGCCCGTCGTCGGCAGCGCGCTGACGACCTCCACCGGCTTGATACCCGAGGCGAACTTGGTCGCGTCAACGGCCTCGGCGGCAAGCTTCTGCGCCGTAACGGCCGCATCGGCGAGCTTGCTCGAAATCACCGCCTGCGAGGCGAGAATGTCGCTGGTTACCGCTGCGACCTGAAGCTTCGCGGTCGTCACCGCCTGATTGGCAAGCTTGAGGCTGGTGATCGCCTCATTCATGATCTTGTCTGCGGTGACCGCCGCTTCCGCGATCTTCGCGGCCGTGATCGAGTTGTCGAGCACATTCATGTTGCCGGTCGGAATGGTAGCTGTGACCCAGGGCGTTTCCGTACGGAAACGGTCGGGCGTCGTGGTGATCGTCGCCTTGGCCCGATATACCTTGCCGGACACGACGTTATCGGTCGTCAGCTTCTCGCCACTCTCCGGATCCGTCGAGACATCACTGAAGCGCTGGTCACCGCCAACGACTTCATAGGTGATGTTGACCGAGACGATCGTCGGGTCCGCTGGAGGCGTCCAGGTGAATTTGAGGCACGGCATCTGGCTGCCGCTGGCGCCGGCAATAATGCCCGCCGCGACATTGAACCCCTGCACAACGGAAAGCATTGACGGATTGATCGGAGGCGTCGGCGGGAGGACGATCGGCCCCGGCGCGATGTCGCCATCGTCATAGATATCGGCGCCGGTTTCGGAAAGCTCGAAGCTGAAGCGCAGATCCTCGTTACAATGCCAGTCCGAAATCATCCATGACTTGCCAAGCCAGGTGACCCACTCCCCTTCCACCGCCTTCAAACCGACACGACGACTGACCGGCACGGTCGCCGTGCCGCCCTTGCGGTTCTGGCGGTACCGGACGTTCAGCAGATATTGCGCAATGTCGGCATCGTGAACCTGCAGGAAGTCGATCGAGGTCTGACGCGCGCGTTTGTCGGCCGCGACGTCGGCATTGACGACGATCGGCTTCAAGCTTTCCGGGTTCCACATCGAATCTGGCGAGGTGAACTGACCGGACAGATGATTGTAGAGTTCGAATGCCGATTTGCGCGGCTGGCGCGGCTTCGGCCGATCGGCCGGGATATCCGCATCGGTGATCGTCAGAACCGGGATCTGCGGCGCGCCGACGACGACGCCAGAGAGGCCGCGACGGTTCAAGCCATATCCGGCCATGGCATCGTCAAACGCCTGCAACGCTTCGGTGTGATCCGTCTCGGCGCTGACCCAGAGCGAGCACTGATAGATCGGTTTACCATTGCGTAGCGTGCGGCAATAGTTGATCGCCACGAAATACGACGACAGGTCCAGCTGACCGAGGCTCTTGCCCTCGCCGACCAGCGTGCGACCGGAGAGCAGACCACGAAGGCCGAGCTGGTAGTTGAGACGATGAACAGCCGGGTTCAGCGTATGCACCCAGGTCGAACGATCGTTCAACCGCTGCGGACCATTGCCACCGGCGACGGTAGAGTCCTTGGTCGGGTCGTACTCACGCAGGCCACGCAGCATCCACTCGATATCCGGCCGCCCCTTGCCCGCATCGCGGAAGAACTTCAGGTGGTAGTAACGATAGACGACGACATAGGCCATACCACTGAGACGGCTGGTCGCCTTCCAGGAGTTGCCAAGCGCTGCCGTCTGCGCGACCAGCTGCGCATCGGCGACCTGCCCCGGGCGTCCGTCATAGAAGCGGATATCAATCGAGCTATTGCCGTCGCCATCGATGAAACCTTCAACGCTATAGCGCGCGGCCTCGCCACCAGCGACGGCCTTTGGGACCAGATTGTATTTCTGGCCGTACATATAGATGTAGGGTTCGAGGCCATCACACCAGCCATTGGCCAGGATGAAGACATCGGCATTCATCTTGTTGCCCTTGTCCCACTTGGCATAGTAGGCGCGCTGCCCGCGCGTCTTACCCTTGCCAAACAGCGTCTGCACCGGCACGTCGCCGCCCAGCTGCACCTCGCCCTGAACCGCGGTGAACTTCTGCTTCTTCGGCTTGTTGAGTTTCCCCAGACCCAGCTGGGCGCCAAAAGCCAAGGCTCCGCCGACGAGATTGCCGATTAAGGTCGAGCCGAACAGGGCGCCGAGCCCCGTCGTGATCAACGAGAAAATTGCCATTGAAGGGATTATCCGAGATGGAACGTTGCGATGACGTCGGAAAGGCCGTGGTCAGCACGGCCCCTCTCGGTTTTGGTGATGAAGCGGTGGCCGGCGCAGACACCGACATGTTCGGCGCCATCCGCGAGACGAAGGATGACCAGGTCGAAATACAGTGCCGATGCCCCGCCATCCGGCTTCTGCCCGAGTTCGGTCGACCAGAAATCGACGAGGCTCGAAAAACCGCGCCGACGAAGCGCGATGTGCGCTCCCTTCAAGCTGCGATAGACACCGCGGTACTTCTCGACCAGCGAGGTGCGGTGCAGCGCGTCCGACATGGCGCAGCCGAGGTGGAAGCAATCCGCCGGGCCATAGGCATAGGGGGTCGACAGCTCACGCTCGAGCGTGGCCGATCCGATACGAAACCGTTCCATGGCTTATCTCGACACCTGTCCCCATTCCTCGGGGATCGTGCCGACGGTCGCGACATATTCGAGGCCGGTATCGGTCGCGTCATTGTCGAACTGCTGCTCCGCCTGGCTGCGCTTGACCAGCGTCTGCCCGCGAGCCGAGCGCCCCGGCGGCTGGAGTTCAATCGTTAGCGTCAGCAAGCCGGCGCCTTTTGCGTCAAGCGCGTCGTCGCTGAATGTGATGCGGTCGATCTCATAAATGTTCGAGGCGAGGATCCCGATCACCTCATTTGTGCCCGGCGCCCCGGCAAGATGCGTGATGATGACAGGAGCATTCGGATAGTCGTACTGCTCGATCTGGGCGATTGCGTCGTTGGGATCGGTGACAGGAATATTCGAGAAGACGATCGTGCGCGTCGTCACCGCGATGCCGACGGCGCTGTTGATATCGCCCGGCTCGAGGAATCTGTTCGGCAGGTACTCAAGGCCGTTGTAGGTGAACGGCCGACCGCCACGATGATACCCGACCGTCTTGCCCGGCAGATCGAAGCGGATCAGATCAAGGCCGGCGAACTCGCCGCTTTCGACGATCGCTTCGACTTCAGGAGAAAGAGCGCTCATGAGTAAAACTTTTCCGTTGCCATGAATTGAACATTGTAGTTCGGCCAGGACTTCGGAAGGCTGTAGCTGCCTTCGTCCATCTCCATGATGCAGGCCGGTTTCTCGAAGTGCACCGTGTTGCCTGCTGCGAAGTGCTGAGTGTCGAGCGCGAATCGGATTGCCAACGTCACCACGCCGGCGCCGCTCGCCGTCGCCGGCGCCGTGATCCGGTGGAGCGACCGCACCAACGGAGCCTTGCGCACCTCGACATAGTCGCCCGTCGAGAGCGTGAAGCCGGCCGGAAGGCCGCCGACAACCATCGCCAGCGGATTGGTAATCGCCTGCAGCACAGCATCGCCATTGAAAGCTCCGCCGCCCGCCTTGATGCCGGAAAGCGGTGTGTCGCCCTGGTAGGCGATCGGCCGAGGCCGATGCGGATCGTAACCGGCAAAGACACCGCCATCACTCGCTACCATGTTGAAGGCGTCGAACAGCGCCGCCTCGGCCGTCGTCAGCTTTCCTGCGGCATAGGTCGCGACCCAATAGGGCGTGCCGCGGAAAAGCGTTTCGGTGCGGCGTCCCAGCATGCGCGAGGTGCTTCGGGTCCGGATGGGATCGAAGAAGATCGACGGCCCATAGACCACATTCGGAAGCGTGATCAGATCTGGCATCAATAATCCCCGCCGTTCTGGCGCACGTTTGCCCGAGCCGCCTCGTTCCGCTTCATCAGCTGCACGGTCTGCCCGCTTGCCTGCTGCAGGATCTTGGCAACCAGGTCCTCGCTCAATTCGATCTGGACGATAGAGCGGCCGCCATCAGCCGCTTCACCGGAGCCTGCGCCCTGCAGCTTACTCGGCGCAATGATGCGGCCATGGTTCGTCGGCACCATGAATTCGTCTTCATATTCGTTGAAGCGGTAGATCCTCCCCGGCGAAACGTCACCGCCGCCGGCGCGAGCGCCGCCATAACCGAGGATGCCCCCGAGCGTGGTGTTCGGCACGAAACTCGAGGAGAACAAATCGCTGTTGCCACCGCCGAAGCCGCCGGAGAGGGCGCTGAAGATCGAGCCGAACAGCCCCTGCCCGTTCGTCTTCACGTTGATGATCTCTGTCAGCAGTGCCGCGATCGCTTCCTTCGCGTCGAAGGTGCCGTCTATGACCCGGTTCAGCTGATCGTCCATCGCCGCCCCCATCTGCTCGGCGCCATCGCGCAGACGCTCCTGCTGGTCGATCAAGGCATCCTCGGCTGCCAGCTGGCGATACTTCTGGTCGATCAGATCAGAGATCTGCTGGCCCTCCTTCGAGGTCGCGGTAACGCCGGCCTCGCGAAGGGCCAGCGTGCGCTCGCGTTCGATGTCAGTCAGGCCGATGACGGCAAGCTCTTCGCGCAACGACGCGATGACCTGATCAATCGCCTTGGCTTCCTTTTCCGCGTCCGTTGCAACCTTCGAGCGGCCACCGCCGCCGCCCTTGCCCGATCCAGACGAGCCGCTTTCGAAAGCATCGTTGACACGCTGCTGCGCGAACTCGGCGCGAAGAATGTCCTGCGCCGATTGAATGCGTCCGCCCTTCGGTGAGGCCTGCGCCGCGGCGTCAATGATCCCGGCTCTGCGATCAAGCAATCCTTGGATCTGCTTCATCTCAGCGTCGATAGCAGCAATTTCCGTCGCGCTATCCCGACCGAAGATCGAAAGAAACTTATCTTCAGTGGTGCCGGCCTGTTTTGAGGCGCGATCGCGGGCGTCCTTCAGCATAGATTGCCGATAGAGCAGGCTGCCGGTCTGTTGCTGCTCGAATGCGCGGAACGAGTCCGAGAAGCTCATGAACGCGCCGGCGGCATCGACGATAGCTTTCTTAAGGTTCGTACCGACGGTCGCAGCAATGGTGTTGAACTTCCGGTCTATTTCCTCGGCGCGCTTGATCAGCTCCTCGTCCATGACGAGACCCAGATCGTGAGCCGCACGGATTTGATCCCGAATGCCTTTCTCCCCCTGACGGATCAGCTGCAGGAACTGCTCGCCGCCGGTACCGCCGAACACCTCGTCGAGGATACGGATCTGCGCCGCCTTGTCGAACTGCTGAAGCTTCCCGATGATCTCGGTAAAGAGAGCCGACGGATCTTTGAGCTTGTCCTTGAGTTTGTCGGCGGAATAGCCGAGACGCTGAAATGCCTCTGCAGCAGCCCCGCCCCCGGTGACGATGAACTCATCAGCGCGCAGGTTCAGTTCCTTGATGCCGTCCGTCAACGCATCGACAGCAACACGGTTTTGCTCTGCGACAAACTTCAGTTCCTGAAACGCCTGCACGCTGACACCGGCGCGCCGAGCCTCGTCACCTACGGCCGCGATCGCGTTGGCCGCGTCCTTGATGGCCGCAACCGCGCCCGTCGTCACGATGCCGGTAATGAAACCACCAGCACCCCCAACCTTGCTCTTGATCGCCGCAAACGACGCTGCGACGTCGTTCGCCGTTGTTTTGCCAAGCGCACGCACGCGCGCCAGGGCGTCGGCTAAACCTTTCGGATCACCGGAAATCGTGACTGGAATATCGGGACGTGACATTCAGCTATTGCCCCTCTTTCGGCGCGCCTATGATTTTGTGGTTTGGATTTGCCTTGAGCGACGGGCGAACACCGTGCTCCGCCGCGATCCGCCGAACCTCCTCGCGGGAGATAAATGGCGCGCTGCTCATCTTCCCTGACAGCCCCTCGAGCGCCATCTCAAACTCCGCCGCCGTAGCGCACCAGAAAATCTCCGGCGACCAGCCGAGAAGTTTTGGCGATACCGCGATGCGGAACGCGGTTTTGAGATGGTCTGAAATCAGGAGAGGCTGACGGGCTTTCCCAGAACGACATCCGCCGAAAGCTGGTTGGCGGTCCGTTCGTCTCGCCGAGCGTTGCCGGCTTCAATGTGGCCCACCAAAGCGCGCTGAACAGCATCGCGCCATGCTATCTGATCCGTTGCCGAGATGTTGGCGTCGTCGAGGATCCGAGCAATCAACTCAGCAAGCTGATCGCCATCGTCGGGAACGATAAGGCAGCGCACTGCACACGCAACGGCCTTCGGCTCGAAACCCAGAATGCGGGTGTAGAGATCATCGAGCGTTTTCGTGCCGAGCGCGTCGGAGAGGCGAGCGAGGCCAGAGAAAGTCACAGCAATGCGAAAGGTGATCGCACCAATCGTAACGGACGCCTCGCCGCGGATAGCATTGGCAGTGGTCATGAGAGTACCCCTTATGCCGCTGCGACGAACGTCAGAGCGCCGCTCATGGCGCAACGAATATCCGACTGCAGCTCGTTAGTTTTGTCGCCTGAGAACGTCATCGACAGAAGCATGTCGCCCTCGAACGTGCCGACTCCAGGAACCGTGACCTGATACTCGGACACGACCTGGTTGATGGCATCGGTCGCAACAGACTTCATCACGGTGCTGTTGACGAAGGCCCCTTGCCCGTTGAAGCGGATCGATTGAATACCGTACATCAGCGCCAGAACGAGCTTGCTGCCTGGGTCAGTGCAGTTGGGCTTGGTGATGTCGATCTCCTCGTTGTTGATTTCGAGAGACCGCTGCTCCGTGATGCAGGTGAGTTCGAAGCCGCCCGCGCCATTCGTGCGGGCAAGTGTAAGCGTACGGCCGAGTGCCATGACAAAGTCCTCTTGCTGGTGGGGAATGGCGGCGCTAGAGCGCGGCCTGCTGTGGATCGGCTGCAAGCGTCTTGTAGGCGATCCGGTAATTGATGGAACCGGCGCCGAGAGAGGTACCGGTCTGGTTGTTGACGAAGTGCCGCTCGGACTCTAGCAGCGCTTCGATGACGAGACCGCCTAGCTGGATGTCCGAGCCCATTGCGGCCTCAACCTCGACGCAGATCTCGTCGAACTCAAGTTCCGGATCGTCGTCGCGAAGATGCACCACGATCGACAGCGGCAAGCTGCGATCATAACCATCCTCACCATTTGGCCCGGAGCTCGGACGCATACTGGCCGGTTCGTTGCTGTCCGACCAGGTGAGCGTCAGCGCCGGCAACTTCTCCTGACGGATGGCACCCTTCCGGCCGCGAACAACCTTCTCAGGTTCGGCGAACGTTGGGATGGCGACCAGTCGCGCTTTGACCGCGTCGAAGATCTGTGTGCGAAGATGCGCCATGTCAGGCGATCGTCTTGCCCTGATCGCGCAGCGCCTGACCGAGGATCTCGACCGAATAGCCGAGCGCCACGATCTGCTCGCGCGTCTTCCTCGCGTCCGCAAGTCGACCGACATCGCAGCGGATGGCGGTGCGCAAACGCGAGGGCAACTGCTGCCACGGCCGCTGCGTCATCGCTCCCACGGCCTTCCGAGCCGCAGCCTTCTGAGCGTCGGTTCCGTCGGAAAACAGCGCCTGGCAAATCTCTTCCAGCAGATCGACCGTCCGCGCAGCGATCGGCGCTTCCTGTTCCTGTTTCATGTCAGATGTCTCCTGAGAGGAAGAGCTTGAGCATCGCGCGCGCATCGTCTTCCACGTTTATGATCGGATAGGTCACGCCATCGATCGTGACCGTGTCGCGCTGACTTTCGAGGCCGGGCGCATCGGTGGCCGCGATAGAGAGAAGATGCGTTGTCCCTTCCACCGCTTGCGACACTTCCTCGACCAGATCGACTTCGCGCCAGACCCGGAAAATGCCGGTGACTTTCGGTCTGGCGACGCCGGCTATAGTCAGCACGGCGTCGACATTGCCGAAGGCGTCGGCGAAGTCCGCGCCCATCCCTTCAAACAGCGATGGGCGCCGGCTCATTTCTTGGCCTGTTCGAGGCTCTCTTCGGCGTCCTCGACAGCATCGATCGCCTGCTGCAATGCCTGATGGTCGGAGTCTGTCGCCTCGTCTTTTGATGCCGCCTGGTGCGCCAGTTCGTAGGCGGATTTAGCATCAGCCAGCACCTTCTCGAGCGCGGCAAGATTGACCGGCTGCGCGGAGCCGCCCGCTTTTCGCGGGGAGGAAGCCCGACCGAACACAAAGGTCACACCCTTGGTCTTGTACAGTTCCTCCCGTTCCTTGCTGACTGGCAGGATGTCGACGCCAGCGAGCTTGTCCTGGGGCCAAACCGTCAGCGAACCGCCGACGATCGGCACGGCAACAGCGCGCGGGCCGGCATGGATGATTTCAGCCTTGATCGTTTTCATGGAAATCTCCGGGTGATGTCAGGAGACGGCCGGCATGCCGCTCGCCTCCTGATCCGCATCAGGTGCGGGTGGCCTTGCGAAGGACTTCGGGAAGGGTGCAGAGGTAGAGCGGGTACGAGTACAGCTCACCCTTCGTCCACGCCTCACGATCCTTGTCGACGATGTTCAGGGCGTAGGTGTCCTGGCCGCGCGTGTTGACGAACGGGCCGAACTCCGCTGGCGACATCGCCTTCTTGAACACGTCCTTGGCGCCGACCGGGAAGAACTTCGCTTCCGTGGTCGGAACGGCGACGGCGTCGTTGTCATCCGTGCCGCGGTAGTTGTGCCAGGTGATCCCGCCGAAGTAGAAGCTTTCGAAGGCCGTCTTCTCGCGAAGCGCTTCGGCAGCCGCCCAGTTCTGATAGGTCGCGACCACGCTCTGATGCTTGATAAGGTCGTCGTAGAATTCATCACCGGCGATCGCATGCACCTGCGTTGCCGGCGTGAACGACCCCTTTGCCGATCGCGCCATGGATCGAACGACCTTCTGGCATTCGGTCCGGACATCAGTGCCGGCAACGTCGAGTTCGAAGCTGACGGCCGCCGGTTCGGCAATGTTGAATTCGGCGAAGTAGTCATAGATGACCGTCACGCCATCCGCGTCGAGCAGCTTGCCCTGCAGCGCGCCAAGGCGATGATACTCGTGCGTCAGGTCCATGTTGCTGCGTACTGTCGCCATGCGCGTGGCGTATTCAACCTGCAGCGCTTCGAACTCCGATTCCGTGCCGAAGGCGCGGATGCCTTCGACCTCGTAAGCCCACATGGTGAAGCTATCTGTCAGACGGGTAGTGCGAAGATCGCGGATGTCTCGACCGGCACGATCGGTTTCGCGAGGAGCGGAGCCGAGCGGCGAAGTCGGGATCAACGACAGCTTGTTCTCGCGGCGCTCGACCGCGACCGTGCGACCGTAGACCGGCACTGGTTCGAAGATGTTCAGCGAGCCGAGCAGACCCGGAACAAAGTCGACCTTGTCGACGGCCGCCGTCAGGCTGACCATAGAGAAGGCCCTGTTATTAAATGCATCCATGGAAAGTGGCATCGGGGCCTCCTTTATCGAACGATGATGCCGAGTGCCGCGAGAGCCGCGACACCGGTGGCGATCTGGTTTGCCGTGGCGCCGGCGAACCAAGTGAGTTTCGAGGCCTTCACCTCGCTGTCGCGCGCCGTCATGGTGCGTACGTCGCCGGCGCCGCCGCCCTCAAACAGGATGCGGGCGACGACCTCGCTGCCGTCGTTGGCAGTGGGGTTGTAGAGCTTGAAGGCGCCGCCGACGGTTACCTTGCCGAGCACGCTGCCCGGCGGCAGTTCGCCGACAATGCCGGCGGCAAGCGCACCGGTCTCACGCGAGCGGTGACCGCCCGCTTCGGAGATCAGATATTCGGCCGTGCGCGGCCCATCCTTGAACACCGTCATGTCACTTCCCCTTCATCTTGACGCCGGCCTTGGCCAGTGCGCCGTCCCAGGACTTGGCGGCGTTCGCACTGCGAACGTCACCATCACCACCGCGGCCGGTCTGCGACGGACCGCGCGCGTTCATGCGACCTGCAAGCCGTCCACCGGACGCCTGCGCCGTGCCGCCGTATTTGAGGGCGGCGAGCGCCTTCTTCGGGCTGTCGGCCGTCTTGAAGGCAAGATGCGCGGCAAGCGCCGGATTGCCCTCGGCACGAGGCGAGCCGAGAATGGAGCCGATGCGCTTGCGCTCGGCGCGGCGGCCTTTGGCAAAGGCGGCCTTTTCCTTGTCCGACATGCCTTCCTGCGGATCGTCTTCTTCGGCGTCCGGATCGGCATCGTCGTTGTCGTCGGGAACCGCGTCCTCGTCTTCGGCATCCTTGTCGGGATTGTTGTCGTCCGCCGCGGGGTCGTCCTGGTCGTTTTCGGCAACCGGATCGAGGTCCTCATCTTCGGCGTCCTTCGGCGGATCATCGGACATGCGGCGGGGTTTTCCGCCGGCTACCCGGCGGATCATCTGTGCAAGCGACATGCGCTTCTCCTTTGCTGGGATAAGCCCTCGGGCGGATCGCCCGCTGTTGCGGGCGGTTAGGCGGCCTTGCGGCCGATCTCTGAAATGAAGGCGTTGGCAGCGGCGATCGGATCGCCGACCTCGTCAACAAGGCCCATATTCACGGCGTCGGCGCCCATGAAGGTTTCGGCCTCGGTCTTGCGCAACGCGTCGGCCGTTATGCGGCCCTTCCGATATCCGGCCACCGCGTCGATAAACATGTCACGGACCGTGTCAGCCTCAGCCACGGCCTTCTTGTAGACCTCCTCGCCAAGCGCCTCGTACGGCGAATAGTCGTTCTTCCGCGCGCCGGAAAAGATCGGTGTGATGTTCACGCCAGCCTTGTCGAGTGCCTTCGAGTAGTCGACATGCAACATGATCACGCCGACAGAACCGGCCAGGCCCGTTTTCGGGATGACGCTGCCGGTCGCGGCCGAAGCGAGCAGATAGGCGGCTGAGCAGGCATGCTCCGTCAGGATCGCCAGCACTGGCTTTTCCTGCGCCAGCTGATGGATCGCATCGGCGCAAGAGAAAGCCCCTGACACCGCGCCACCAAAGGAATCGACTTCCAGGATGACGCCGCGGATATCCTTATTTGATCGGCAATCGCTCACCTGCGCATGGATACCCTCGTAGGAGGTGGCATCACACATCGCGCCGATCCATTTGCCCTTCGGCACGAGCGCGCCCTCGGCTTCGATGACGGCGACGCCGGTCTTTCCGATCATGCGAGGACCGGTGTAGGTCGGATTGCCTTCCCAATCGACGACATCGCGGACCGGCTCGCCGATCAAACCGGCCTGCCACTCGCCGCCGAAGGTGACCGGGCCACCAAAGATGCGGGGCGCCATGGCACGGGCGTATTGCTCGAGCGTTCCACGATGGGCAAGCAACGGCCGATTGAACAGCTGCGAGGCAATCTGCGGATAGTGGGTCATGCTGCTCTTGCCTCCTGACGCTCGCGGGCATCGCGCTCGTCCGATGTCTCGGGCTTTTGGGCTTCCGGCTTTGACGCGTCGGCAGTCGGGAACGACAGACCGAGCGCCGACAGAAAACGTTGTTCGCGCGCGCGCTTGCGGGCCACCTGTTTCCAGTCCATGCCCTGCTCGGCGCATTCCTTCTCAAGGTGCGAGATCCCGAGGCTAAGCCGCAGCCCTGCGGCCTTGGCTTCCTTCTCGGGATCGACCCAACCGCGCGCAGGGCCGATCCAGTCAACGCGCGACCAGGCGGCGGGCGCAGCCTCGAACGATGGGGCGCGAGACGGCAGACGGATGATCCGACGATCGATGGCCTCTTCCAGCCACGCCCGGTAGATCTGGTTCATGAACTGGGCGGCGAACATGTCCTTGCGCGCCGTCAGTCCGCGCCAAACCTCAAGGATCGCAGCACGAGCCGAGGAATAGTTCACCTGGCTCCAGTCCATTGTCAGCTGTTCGTAGGTCAGACCGACGGTGGACGCGACGTTTCGCAGCGCTGCCCGGAAGAACACCTCGAAACCGGAATTCGGATGGCCCGGCTGTGTCAGCGTCACGCTGTCGCCGGGATAAAGAAAATGCGCCATCCCGGCAGGGATCTTCGGCGGCATCTCCTTGTAGGTGTTGACGCGATCGAGCGTGCGCTGGTCCCAGCGCTTGGCAGCATCCTCGTCCGTCAAAGACTCGGCGATCTCACCATGATCGCCGGGCGACGTAATGAAGGCAGCGAGCACAGCATTGACCATGGCGGCCTTGAGTTCCGCCTCGTCATACTGGGTCATCTGCTTCAGCTTGCGCAGGATCGGCGCCAGCGGCGGCACTCCGCGGAACTGGCCGTCCCGATCCGCCTCGAAGGCATGGACCATGATCGGCCGGCCCCACTCGGTCTCACGCGCGACCCGCACCCATTCCGGCGATCCGGAGCCCCAGACGTAATCGTCATCCGGATGCTGGGTGCGGATCCAGTAAGCGTCGGCCGCGCCATAGCGGTCGATGTCGATTCCATCGCGGCGGTTGAGCGTGTCGGCCTCATGAAAGGGGTTCGACAGCCGCGCCGGGTCGATCAGCTTCACCAGCGTGGCATAGGGCGACCCGCGTTCCTCGTCCCAGCAGATCTCGGCTAAAGCCTCGCCATCGCCGAAACGATGACGGTATGCGCGGCCGAGAACCGAGGCCATCGGTCCCTGCCGCTTGGCATCGCACCAGAACGCCGGGTCGGTGGCATATTCGGTCCACTTCTCCTCGATCTCGTCGGAGAGTTCGTCGGCCTCATCTGCCGTCAGGTTCAGTGACTTTTCCGGCAGATCGACGGCGATATCCCAGCCGGAGCCGATGATCACGTCCATGTGCCGCGACATCGCCGCCGACGCCCAGCCATCGTTGCGAGCGATGTCCTGGACACGATCGACCACGACGTCGCGCTCTTGCGACAGCGCCGACTGACCGGAGACCGAGCGCGGGATCCAATCGGACATATCCGGATGGCTGTAGCTCGCGGCCTGATAGGCGGTCTCGCCACCGAAGCCGCGCTGGCGCACCGTCGCCCGCTGCATCGGCCGGCCGTTATGATCGAGGATGACGGGCAAGCTCATACCCGTACTCCCCGCCGACGCGCCGCAGGGATAAGGCCGAGCTTCGCCTGCAGCTCGCGGATGTAGTTGCGCAGCCGTGCCTCGTTCGCCTGCGTGTAGGTGACGGTTTCGCCATTGTAGCTCAGCGTCACCGCCTTTTTGCCGGTGATCAGCTGATGCAGCGCACTCTCGGCGTCAGCCAGCTGGCCGCGGTAAAGCGCTTCCTGTTCGGGAGTGAGGGCCGGTCTCATGTGTCACCTGTTGAGTTGGCGCAGGGCTTCTGCAGCCGTGAGCTTTTTCTGTTCAGTACGGACTGGCGCTTCGGATCGAGGCGGTGGCGCCAGCTGCGGTTGAGCCTGTGGCACCTGGTTGAGATGGTCCTCAAGGTCGCCTTGCCGCGGGGGCTCGATCTTGCCGAGCCTATCTTCGATCACGTCCCACTGCTCGTCGGTCCAGTAGGGAATGCCGAGGCGGTAGGCGCCCGCGAGGCTCTGGTTGAGCATGTCAAGAACTTCGTTCCGACGACCCTCTGTCAGTTTCCAGACATAGCGGGTGTGGCCGGATCTGGTTTTCTCGGCGACCCGGCTTTCCGACGTCGCTTGCTGAAACAGGTCGTCTTCAAAGCCACGGGCAAAGCTGATGTAGCCCGCCTGTTCGGCATCTTCCTTTTTGAAGTCGCGATAGAGCCGCAACTTGAAGGCCGACGACGCGAAGGTAAAAAACCGGCTCGACCACTTCTGCTTCTTCGGCTTGCCCTTCTTGTCGTACTCGCGGGCCTGGGCGATCGGCGGCGCGTTGTCGCTGTTGCCGCCGCGAACCATGATGACGCGCGACCGAGGATGCTTGCGCACCCAGTTCCAGACGTCGTCGGTGTAGGCGTTGCCGTCGATCGCCAACAAATCGACGGTGCGCAAGCGTCCCGCGTCGTCGCGCCACTCTCGAACGAGTAGGAAGTCGAGCGCCGCGCGTACTTCCGGTTCGGAGATGTGACCCGAATGCTCTCGAAAACCGGGTAGATGCCCGCCGGCGCGACTATCGATCACGCCATGGTCGATGACAGCGCGAAGTCGATTGCGGCCATATCCGACCAACAACCACTCAACACGGTCGCCCTGGACATCGAGACCCAACACCAGCGATAGAATTCCGGCGGGAATGACACCGCGCGCAAAGCCGTTCGCCTCGGCTCGATCGCGCAGCACTTCCCAATCGACGGCCTTATTGTCGGCCTCATAGGCAAGCCCGAGCCAGTCGTTGAAAAACGTCTGCTCGGCGCCGGCGCCGTTGTCGCGTTTCTCCGGGCCACCGGCCTGAAGCGAAATGTATTCCCGCGCCAGGTTCTCCCAGCGTTCGAACGGCGAATAGGCCATCCAGATCCGGAACGACCGATGGCGCCGAGCGCGCTCCGGGTATTTTGCGACCCACTGCGCGCCGTTTTCCGGGCGCACCATCCATTCGCGATGATGCTCGTGGATCTCTCCGCCGCAGTGAACGCAGACGAAGTGCGCCTTCTCTGGATGCAAGGGATCGATATGATCCCGCATGTTCTCCCACCGCAGTTCCTGCAGTCCGCCGCATTCCTTGTGCGGACACGGTACGTGGTAGCTTTCCTGCGAACCCTCCCGATAGTTCGACGTGATCTTGCAACCCGGCTCGACCATCGGGGTCGAGATCTTGAATACCTTGGCGTTGAAGAACGCCTTGCTGCGACTGTCGGCCTGCGCCTCCGGGTCCCCGGCCTCGTTCATCTGCCACTTTGCAAGGTCGTCCTGCACCTGCTTGCGCGGCGAGATCATCGACAGGCCGGCGGGTGAGTTGGCGCCGGCCGCCTGAATGGCGCCCCGGCCGTCGATGCGTTCCTTGTAGAGCACCGAGTTGCTGGCATCCCGGCTGTTCTGCGAGAACAGCTTGGCGACGACTGGCATCTCGCGCACCAGCGGCATCAGCTTGGTTTTCGACCAGCGCGCCGCGTTCTCCTCCGTCGGGTGGACATAGAGGAAATCGCCGGGCGCCATGTCGAGCGAGCCAAGCGTGAAAATGTTGGCGCAAATGGTGCCGCCGATCTGCGCCGACTTGGCGAGACTGACGATATTGCATGGATCCTCGGGCGACAGTGCCCGCAAGATCTCGGAGAAGAACGGGACCAGGTCCTCGTTATACGGGCCTGGGTGGTCGGTAATCCGCTCCGAGAAAACGATGTGCCGTTTCGCCCAGTCCAGATAATCGACCGACGGCGGCGGCTCGCAGATCTCGGCCAGCACGCTTAATGCGAGCCGTCCGGGATTGAACAGCATCGTCACGATTCATCGTCCTCGACGTGGTCGGGCAACTCTGCCGCCTCGGCGGCGAAATCTTTCGCCTTCTTCGACCGGTGATCGCGGAACGCCTTCAGCATCACATGCGTGGCATCGTGCGTCGGGATAGAGAACTGTGCTGCGATCGCCTTCGCCATCTCCGATATGCCCTGCTCCATCACCTTGAAGGCCTCGGCGACTGCCTTGACCATCTCGCGCCGGGCATCGTCCGTCAGCATGTAACGACCGAGCTCGAGCGCTTCCTCGCGCTCCATCCGCGCCGTCGTGATCTTCTGCTGCTTCAGCTTTTCGGCTGCGACCTCGTCGACGAAAGGATCCGGGACGACAGTCGGCTTGACCGGTGGCTTCAACCTGGTCGGCGCGTCGTCGAGCAGATCGGTGGCGGTTGAAGGCGGAGCCGAGCGGGTCGCCATGCCGTTCGCGCCGAAACGCTGGGCCGGATCAAGTGAACGCTTCAACTGCTCCATCGCGACCGACGGTCGGATCTTGGCGTTGCGCCCCTCGCCTTCGAGCGCATCGCCGAAGATTTTCCTTTCGGCGATGTATTGCGAGATCCGCCCGGCGCTGACGCCGACATGAGCAGCGAACGCGCTCTTCGTCATGACTTCAGCGTGCAGGCTCATCTTTAGGGTGCGCTCGACTTTAGCGGGCCTCTTTAGTTTAGGCTCCGACTTTAGGCTTCAAAAAATCGCTCAGACTGGACAACCACCGCGGTGCCAAATACCCGCAGGCCGGCTTTCCCCAGGAAGGACCCATAAAAACTCAAAGGGGTCAGCGGGCCGTTCGAACCGCCCGCTCGAAGGCGGCGGCGAAGTGATCATGAATGTTCGCGTTCACGTACCGCTCGACCACCTCGCGAAGGCGAAGGCGGATGCGATATGAGGATTGAGGCACGAACAGGATGACCGGGAAGATCGCCTGCGTGGTCGGGTCTCGCCGCCAGACGCCCGGATAGAGATGGCCCGGGCGTTTGGCCGCGAAGAAGCGCGCGTTCTTGTAGTTCTTGTTCCGCTTTAGCGATGTCTCGGTTCGCGTGCGGGTCGCCCCTGCCCCTCGATAATCGATCTGAAGATCGGCGAGAACGCGGTTCAAGAAACCTTGCGTCATGTTGCCGTATCGATCGAGCGGTGCGCGCTTGGCTGGCACTGCAACCTCGTTCGCCTTCATGTGACCGCGCTGGATCAACTGACGTTCGAACGCCTTGTGCGATCGCATGCCTCCCTCGATCTGCGGACCGAGGAATGCAGTAGCGGGCAAGCCACCCTTGGTGCGGTCGCCAGTGACAACAACAGCGGCCTGCAGGTTCTGCCGGGTCGCACGGTCGAAAACAACACCGCGCTTGGCATAGGGCGTCGGTCTATCGAACACCCGGTCCATCTCGCGCTGCACTTCGAGCCGACCACCCTTGGCCGTCTCGTTCAACGTCAGCATGATCGCATACGGCAACTGTTTGCGCTCGATATCGCGCAACGACCGCTCAAATCTAGACAGATCGAATTTGATGTGGGCGTCGATCATCGGTCAATCGATCGAGAGATGCTCATATCTCTTAGAACACAAAAGGCGACCTTTCGGCCGCCTGTCATCTTTTCATAGCTGTAGCACTTGCCCTGAATCGGTGTCTCGCTTGGGAGACTGTCAAGGCTGGGGCTGACCGGCGTACCGACCTCGGGATTGCTCCCCGCTGTTTAGGCGTTTTCAGAGGCTCACTTCAGGATCATCAGCTAGTCCAGTGGCAAAATGACTCTCACAACTTCCGAAGCAATGCAAGAGGCACTGTTACCGGGACATCGCCGCCCAAGATGCTGATGGATACCACCACATCACCACGGCCGGTCCTGTTCGGCGTCACCACTACGGCGTTGAAGTTAGCAAAGGGACCAGCCGTTAAGCGGACCCGCTCACCAGCCGACACGACGATGTCAATGGGACGCGCAAAATCGTAGGTTCCGCCGTCCGCCAGACCATTGAATCTGCTGACTTCCTTGTCGCTGATGCGCATCGGCTTCTCGCATCCGCCGAGCACTTCGATAGCATGCTCAACACCCTGCAATCCGGCCAGATATTCGGCTCTGGCGAACATTTGCACCAGCACATAGCCATGAATGACAGGCATCATCGTGCCTTCAATTACACGGTGACGACGGCGAAGATCCGGGCCTTTCCGCATAGGAACGAGCGAACGAACGCCCATTTCCTCCAGCGTACTTTCCACCGTCTTTTCACGACCGGTCCAGACGCGCAGCGCAAACCATGGCGCTTTACCGCCGCTGATTCGGCAATTCAGCGTCAGCAGCGCGCCCTCGTCGAGCATGCTATCGGTGATTCGGCGCATGCGATCCTCGAAGCGATCACCGGTGCGGGTTGCTATGGGCTGACCAGTGATTCCCCTATGCTGCATCATCATTGCTCCGCTCCAATGCAATGGCCGCGCGTGCGGCGGCTTCAAATTCACACAGGCCTTCCGGCCCACCCTTAGGGAAGTAGACGACGCGCATCGAACCCGCGTCGGGCACGAACGGCCAATTGGCCTCGGCATGGTATGAGCGCCAGCGTTCGAACATTTCGCAGCCGACAGGCACCGCCTCGCAGAGATCGGCAAACACCTGGTAGCGCGCATCTTCGGCAGAGCGCTCGAAGCGGCTTGCCATCTGGTGCAGGCGGGTCACAGCCGGATAACCGCTTTCGCATTCACGGCGACGCCGCTCTTCCTGCTCAAAGCCCTCAGGGAATAGCAGCTCGCCGTCGCTGCCGAGCACGATGCCCTTGCCCTGCAAATAGGCAGCGGCGCGTGTCCCGCTGCCACGCTGCAGCGTTTCGTAGGTCTGGCGGATGCGGTCACACACATCGAGGGGAACGTCGACATGCTCGGGGCCATTCAACAGCGCCAGAGCGCGCAGTCCGGCCCAGATCGGACCGAAGGCGGCAACCGGGATCTTCGCGCCCGAAGCATGCGCCTTGGCCGTCATCGCGACGTCGATGAATTTCTTGTCCCGAAGGTAGACGCCGAGCGCGACGTTCTTGACCTTCTGCGCCCTGCATTCGGCCAGATAGGCATCACGGCGCTCTTCTGCCATCCGCCGCTCTTCCGGCGTCAGTTTCTCGAACTGCTGCAGAGCCCATGCGGTCGACGAGGCGATAGCACCCGGCCACGGATTGTTCGCCGTACCCATTTCGAGAGCCTTTACCCGCTTGCCGAACTTCGAAGGATCATCTCCATCCTTCAAATCAGCTTCGCGCGCACCCTCTCTCTCTGATGGTTCTATTGGTGGTTCTATTATGGTTTGGGTGTCACCGTGACACCCGTCGGCGTCGTCAGTGTCACCCGTAGCTGTCGTCAGTGTCACGGGTGACACCGTGTCATGGGTGACACCATGACACCCGTCGGCGACCACTTTCGAGGAGGGAAGACGGCCCAGGGCGGCCATGTTGAAGTCATAGCGCGTGCCCTCGCCGGGCTTGCTGCCACCCTTCTTTACGACCACAAGCAGACCCTCGGTGACAAACTCGCCGAGGATACGCTGCACGGTGCGCTCGGAAAGCTCTGTCTCCCGCGACAGGCGCCCGACGGTCGGCCAGATGCCCTTGCCGTCATCGTCGGCGAAGTCGGCAAGGCGCACCGCTAGCATCTTGCGTCCGGTCGAGCCTAGATGCGCCTTGAACAGCTGTGACATGATCGCGATGCTCATACCGCACCGCCATCCGACACCAGCCCGGCAGCGATCAGGAAGGAACGAAAGCGGCGCTCGACCTGGCTGACAGCCGCCGCATTGGACTTTTCAGAACCCGAAGCAGGATGCCCGCTCTTCGTCACCCAGACTCGCCATCGCCAAACCTTGGCGCGTCCCGACGGCGGATAAACCGCCCCGACATTCACGTCACCGCACATCAAAACAATCCTGTATCTCTCATCTAACCAGTTCATGCGCCGCCCCTCGCGATGTGCCGCGCCGCTTCAATGGTGCGGCAAACCGCGTCCTCGCCGACGCCGAGAGCGTTCGCGATGTCGCACGTGTCGAAATGCTTGGAATTCCAAAGGATGACGGCGGCGAGCGCCTTCAATTCATCTATCTTGCCGCTCATTGCGGCACTGCCAGCCGCCCGGCCGACGGACCTTCCGCTGCTCATTCAGCCGCCTCCAAATTCAGAAAATGCTGCTGATGTGGCCGCTGCTGTTCTTCGAGCTGCTCGGCCGCTGCGGGGTTAAGCCAAAGCACTTCCGTTCGCTCGCGCGCGCCATCGGCGAACGTCTGCTTTTCCACGCGGCTCCAGTCCGCGAGCATGTCGTTGTAAAGGGGCGCGTCGTAGCCCGAGAGGACCACCATTCCTGCCGCGTTGCGCAGGAAGTCGAGCAGCTCGGCGTGGTCATCGTTCGTCAGTTCATGCCGGTACATGCGCCAGCCGAGATCGTACTTGTTACCCTGAGCTCGAGTTTCGTGCATGTAGGGCGGGTCGACGTAGTGCAACGTACCTTCGCGATCGTGCTGCGCCATGACTTCGACTGCCGGGCGGTTCTCGATCACCACACCTTGCAGCCGCTCCACCAACGCATCGAGCGCAGCGGGATAGTTCGCCCAATCCGTCGCCGGGGTCGTACCGCTTCTGTTGGACGTGGCGCGGAAACCTGTCGATCGGTGCCCCTTGGCCGCGCTTGCGTGGGCGTTAGACCCAAAGCCCATGAACGAGCGGATAACGAGCCGACGGCAACGCTCTAGGGCATCGTCGGTCATCTCATAGGCCGCCTTGAACTCTGACCTGGCGAATGGCGTCAGCTGCAGCAGCTCGCGCAGCCGGTGAGCCTGAACCGGATCACGCAGAACGCGAAATAGGCAAACGACCTCGTCGTCGAGATCGTTGTAAATCTCGGCATAGGCACGCCGCTTGCGGATCAGCACACTCGCTGCACCGCCAAATGGCTCGACATAGACGCGGTGCGCAGGCAGGTGCTCGATGATCCAAGGCGCCAAACGCCACTTGCCACCATGCCATCGAAGAACGGGACGAGACGGCGTCGTCATGCAAGCCACCGTTGCAAACGCGGCAATCTGGCATATAGGTTTCTAAGATCTAAAACGGAGACATCATGTATCCTCGACCGGGTGACCGATTTATGCGCTGGTTTGGCCCGGCAACGATTGTTGTCGTATTTTCCGTGATTATCTTCGGCGATCCCAAAGCAGACTTTGGTTTCTGCACCGGCAACCCCGAAGAGCACTGTTTTCGCGAGTGGGTTTCTGCAACGAGCGGCTGGTTCGCCGGTGTGGCTGCCTTCATTTCGATCGCGCTTTTGGCGCGGCAGGTGAAGGACGCGCAAATGCAATACCAATCGGCCGAGATGCAACGTTTGGAAGCGCAGGCGAACATTGCGCGTCAAATCATCAACGCAGTTGCCGCGGTACGCATAACCATCGACGCTCGCCGCCGCGAACTGGGTAAACTGAAAGCAGACCCGGCTGACACCCGCGCACTCAACAGGTGTCTCGGGGTGATGGAGACGGGCATAAATGATTTTTCTCGCCGTGCCTTTGACGACTTTGAGGCCATCACCTGGCCCGGCCATCTTGACATCCAACAGGTACGAAGCGGGATGAAGGCAAACTTGAACTACATGAAAACAGTCCGAGATATGGCGTTGAAGCAAACGCCCGATTGGCGACAATGGATCGACGATATGCTTGTTACCATCGGCGACACCGGGATTGAGCATCAGTCCATTTACTGCAATCAACTCGAACTGTTGGCTAACGAAATGATCACTCGATGGAGCACAGCGGTCGCGGGACGTTCCAACCGATAACAGCCTCATTTCAACGCTCCCTTGCGCGCGATTTCGACGAGCTGCAGGCGCGCGTATTCGCGCGAGACCCGCATGGTGATGGGATGGCCGCCGTCATCGCAGCGGATGCCGCAGAGCGCGGCGATCTCGGTTGCCAGGCACGTGAGGCCCGGCTGAAACCCGGATCGCTGCAGCGCGACCCGGATAGGCATCTGGTCGCGCAACAGCACGTCCAGAGGCACATTCAGAAGCCAACGCGCCCGCGTGGCGTCGTCGGGCGCGTCAAGCAGTTCTTCGACAATCGGGAGAAGTGTCGTCACTGCGCCACCTCCAGCAGCAGCAGCGCTCCAGCGGTCGCCTCCAGCGCCAGCTTCCCGGCATCCGACAGCGACCAATTCGCCCCGTCGCGCGGCTCGATCAGCCCGTCCGCCGAAAGCCCGGCGATTAGCGCATCGGACACGGACGGCCGAACACCGATCCCACGCCGCAGCGTCATCGCGTCGAACTCGTCGTGTTCCAACATCCAAACGAGCGCGCGCGCCCGCTCCTCATCGCAGCGCTCGTCGAGCGTCTTGCGCGGTGTCTCGCGGGTGAAATCCTCGTCGCAGTCGTCGTCGGGGACAAACTTCAGCGGCGCGATATGCCAGTCTGCGCCCGGCGTCAGCGCCGGCGCTGCCTGGTACGGGAGCCAATCGACGCGAATCGTCTTGAACCCGTCACCACGGCCATAGCTGCCGTCGTGGTTGCGCTCCCAGACGAACCAGGCGGTGTTCATCTGGCTTGTCGCCTTCGGCCCGTCCCATCCGTCGCGGTGCATCATCGGCAGGCGGCGGGTGAAGACGTAGACGCGGGATGGCGGGGTTTCGTCCATCAGGTAGCGGCGATCGGGATCGTCGAAACCGCACATGGAATTGAGGTTCAGCAACGCCGCCATCTTGCCCGGGCGGCGAACGCGCAGCGCATGAGCCAGGAAGGCATTGGCAACGTCGCCGTACGGCGGGTTTGTGACGATATCCATGCCTTCAGCATCGCCGGGCACGGACTTGAGGAAGTCACCCACCTGCTGCAGCTCGCCATGCTGCGTCGCGACGCCACGGTCGCGCAGATCCGAAATCGCCACGTCATATCCCGCCGCTTCCAGCACGCGCAGGATCGCGCCGCGCCCGACGGCGGGTTCCATCACGGTGGCGGAAAAGCTCTCCAGCGCCAGCAGTGTCTTGGTCGCCTCTTGCGGCGTCTCGTAGAGCTGGTCACCCTTCTCGTCATTGCTGGCGCTGCGCGTGCCGATGGCCCCGGCAATGCTGCGCCGGCTCGGCTCCAGCCCCGCCTCAATCCGTGCTTCCACCACGCGTTCGACAAAGCCAGGCTCTTTGCGCACGGCGTCGCGCAACTTGCGCGCCTCGTGCAGGCGGCGTTTGTCGATGCCGACATCGTCGAATGTGAAAACGTCCGCATCGCGGACCTTTGCCTGTCCCTGTTTTGCGACATGGCCCTTGGCCTGCGCCTCGTCGATCGCATCGGCCATGGCGACGTAGCACATGCTCTCGATTTTGAGCGCTTCGGCCTGCATGCGCCGGGCCTTGTCGATCAGCTCGCGCGACGCCTTCACCTTTTGCGCATAAGCCGCTCCGGCCTTCGCACGTTCATAGAGCCCACCCGAAAGCAACAGCGCCGCTTGCACGTCGCCGGCATCCAACATCGCGCGGGCACTCTCGATAGCGATGACTAGGTCGGAGGAGTCGGCAATCGGCACAGGGAGGCGATCACCATCGGGTCCGCCATCGCCCCTCTCGCCTGCGGCCGGCTGCGTTACGCCCGCCAGCTCGTGGGCCTTCGCCGTCGGATACCAGAGCCAGGCATCCTTGGCATGCCGCTTCAACAGCTGCCGGCCGTTGAGGTTTCCGCATGCCCGTTGGTCTTGTGGATCTGCGGACCGGAACTCGCCCGAGGCAAGAGCCGCGTCCATGATCCGCCTGGCGCGATCGCCAATTCCCTTCGGCAGTCCATCGCTCACAGCGCCCGCCTTTCCGATTGTTCGATGATTTCGCAGACCTCGCGCTCGTCGATGTTGAGCAGTACGACGATGGCGTGGGTGTCGTGCTGGCGGTCGTGCCAAAGCTGCAGCACGCGCTCGATGAGGATCTGTCGAGGAAGCGAGGGCATCAGTGCGCCCTCATCAGGCGATCGAGGTAGGCGTGGCCCCTGCCCGTCAGCGCAACGCCAGTTTCGCGTTTGGCCGAGCCGGTGAAGACAAGCACGCCAGCCGCCGCGCAGGTTTTCGCCACCTCGCGCAGCTCGCCACCGATATGCAAAGAACCGCCCGCATGGCGAACGGTGCGAAGGAAGGCGCGCGCTTCGGCGCAGAGGCGGACATCGAGGGTCGAAACCGTCATGGCTCTTCCCCGATCCCAGCCAACACCGCTTCGAGTGCGCGGATCGCCTCGCGCACCTCTTGCGAGATCTGCTTGCGCTCCAGGCTGTCAATCTTGCCGTCGGACCGTGCCGCGATGATCGCCTGCGAGACATCCATGGTCTCTTTCAGCACCCGGTGCGCGTCGGCTTCGGTCACTGGTTTTGCCGCCGTCTGCCCCGCGATCGGCACTAGCTCGAAGCCGAGTTGGTGCGCCGCCTCGCCGATGATGACAGGAGATCCGGCGCGACGGTCGGCCTCGACGGCGATGTCGACGGGAATGACGTTCTCGCGAAACTCTTGGCTGACCGAGGCGTACTTCGACAGTGTCGACACCCCGACGCGCGCCAAAAGCGCAAACGAGGTCAGACCGCCGCCGAGCTTGAAGCTGGCTTCGGTCGCACCTTTCAGGTTCATCAAAGGCTCATCAAAACGCACGAAAACACCCCGCGAAAAAAGCAAGGAAAGAAAACCGGATAAGGATTCAGTGAAGCGCGAGAGGCCCGCGCGTAGGGTCACCATCAGATCAAGGGGGACCACATGGATAGGCAAAAGGGAAAACAGAGACAGGGACGCGCCGGAGGACGCGCCCCTGCCAGGCGGCAAGGCACCCGGCAGGGAGGAGGATGCCGGTTCTTCTCGTGCCTTGCTTGGAGAACATCGTCATTCAGCCGCCTCGCTATGTTGCGAGGCTTCGACGGGCACACCTCGCGCCGCACAGTTTGCGGCATAGAGGGCCACCGGGCCGTGTTCGGTCAGAGCGATGATGATCGGCCAATGGCGATCCGGGATCCCAGTTTTCGTCCACTTGTAAACGGCATCCTTCGACAGGTCGCCGCCCGCATCAGCTACTGCGTTCGCGATCGCTTCCGCACCGCCCGCATCCTTGATGATTTGCCTGATCGTAATTGTGCTCATGCACGCACCAATAATGGATTTTAAATCCACTTACAAGGCAAGTGAAATCCAACCCGGAAAATAATTCCGAAACTATGATGGCGACCATGGCTTGGTGGAAAAGATTGGACGAGAGACGTAAGGAACTTGGCTGGAACAAGGCCGAGCTTGCCCGTCGATCAGGCATTCCCTACGACAACATCAACAAGTACCTGCGAGGCGACATTGAGCAGCCGCGAGGAGATGTGCTGGACACGCTCGCACGTACGATCAAGCGCCCCCTCCTTTGGCTTCGAGATGGCATCGAGGTGGCCCAGAGCGAACTGACATTGATGCCCGGCAGGATGGTCGCCGCCCAGGTGGTGGGCCGGGTGGAGGCTGGAGCGTTTCGTGAAGTTGATGAGTTCGATCAGTCGGAGCCGGTTTTGATCTCAGTGCCACCGGATGAGCGCTTTCCTCAAGCCCGCCAAATCGTCTTCGATGTCTCCGGGGACTCAATGAACAACCTTCGGCCAAGACCCATCATGGATGGCGACCGGGTTATCGCCGTTGCATATGAAGACGTGGCAAACGAAGCAGTTCTTCGTGATGCAATGGTCGTCATAGTCGAGCGCACGCGTGACGGCGGACATACTCGCGAATGGTCGGTGAAGCAGGTTGAGATTTACGAAGGTCGCACCGAGTTTCACCCCCGATCGACGAATCCGAAGCACAAGCCGATCGTAGTCGAACGAGACGCGGACGCCGATGACGGCACGCGAGTCGAGGTCATCGGCCTTGTTCGGCGCGTCCAGAACGAATTTACCTACTAAGCGGCGAAGCTTCGCTCGACATCAAAGTCATCGCATGCGCGACTGATTTCGCCGAGCAACCATGCCGGCGGTTTGGCGCACATGTAGGATTTTCCGTCCGGTCCGAGAAAGTTCATGATCGGATAGATCATGTAGCAATCCATCTCTCCTACGGGGGCGACCGCCGAGACTTTGAACGCATAGCCAGGGAAGCGACGGACGAGGTAATCAACAAACCGCTCCTTCGCACCATGGATCTGCGCCCGCTGATCAACGGGCGGCACTATTACAAACTCCGTTACCTCATGCGACATAGTTTCGCTCCTGACTAACTCCAATGATTTGCCCAATTCTGCAGTCGCACTGAGTGCAGCAATACGTCAGCGAGGAGAGAACCCCGCTCTCGACCAACTCGTCGACGTCGCAAGGCGCATCGTCGACGGGCGGCACCTCCACCACCCTCGAAGTCTCCCTCACGCAGTTCTCGCACCGCAGATGCAGAACGAAAATTCGAGGCTGATAGCGTAGCGCGACAGACATGTTTGTTCTCCTTTGGTTCTCATAAATCCAGAGAAGCGCAGGAGAGTCGAGTCGAATCGGGAGAATTGGAAAATAAATCCAGACACGCATTGACGTTTCTAAGAGTTGGATTTATTTTCCATTTCCGTTGCCCTCAAATTCAACGGAGATCCCATGCAGAACCCCCTCGGAAACACTCCCAGCCAGATCACCCATTCCATGGCTGACGCCATGCGCCTGCTCGGCGAAGGCTGCACCGAAACCGCCTTGAAGCTGAAAGGCTTCACCCAGCAGCAGCTGATCAAATACGGCGACGCCGCCCGCGAACTGGCATTCCAGCAATCCGCGCGTCACATCCGCGTGCGCATCGCCAGCCGCGCCGCCTGAGGCCGAACGCTTTCGGCGTCGGCCCTCGGGCCGACATCGAAGGTTTTCCCTTCCCGTCCTCAATCGGAGCCTCTGGTCATGAATCAGCACTTCACCGGCTATCACAAGGCGCGGCTCCAGGCCTGCCCGAGCCGCTTCTTTCTCGCCTGCGTCATCCTCGTTTTGAGCATGGCGATGATCGGTTCCGCCGCCCTCGCCGGCGGCACTGCCTTCAAGAAGGAATGGCAGTTCGCATCGGAGGCTCGCGTCTGATGACTGCGACAGTTCTCCGCTTCCCCACCCCGGCGGCACCCATGCCGCGCGCCCTGCCTTCGTCGAGCGCTGCTTTCGTCCTGCGCCAGATGATGGGCGTCAAGCTGACGAAGCCCGAGCAACTCGCCCTCGTCGACTGCCTGGTGCACCCGCACCGCACGCACCTCGAAATCGCAGAGCGCCACGGCATCGATCGAGCGCACCTGCAGGATCTCTACTTCGACCTTTTCACCGTCCCCGAGCGCGCCAGAGCCGCGCAGAACAGGAGCAAGTAATGGGCCACGCGGCTTACCCCCTCTATGGCACGGTCCCGGCCGAGCCCGTCGTGCACGCCCTCTGGGAACAGGGCGCTACCGCCCGCGAGCTGGCAATCCGCTTCTGCGTGCCGCTGCCCAGCATGATGCGCTACCTGCGCCTGCGCCTGCACAAGTGGGAAGACAGCCAGCGCCGCGCGCCGGCGCCCGATACCCGCAAAATCATCCACACCGTCCGCAGCTTCGAACGCAGCGCCTACCACGTCATGCATGTGTCGCTGCCCCGGATCTCGATGCATGTGAAGGCGATCGAGGACGGCCGGAAGGACGCTGATTGGAGGGTCGCGGCATGAAGAGGCCGCCCCGCCAAAACCAAGATCTAATGGAAGCAATCACCTCTTGCCCGCATTCCATCAACAATGACGAGATCCGGCTATCGTTCGATCCGAGAGCCGAAGGGCTTAACGCGCTCGACCAGCTTGCGCGCCGAGTTGAAGCCGCCCTCTCCTCCCGCTCCGCTGAATCAGGCAAGCTGGCGCATCTGGACGATATCGCAGTCGACCGTTTTGCCGCCGCTATGAAGGCCAAACTAGCCAAAAAGCGTGCTGAAGGCCGTGGCGGGTGGGACGATCCAGAACAGTGCCATATCGACTATCTTCACCAGTTACTTGACGACCAATTCCACGCACGTGCTGTGTTGGACCCTGTTGATATCGCCAATCTGTCGATGATGATCCACCAGCGCGAAGAGGGTGATGGCGCCCAGAGCACGAGTAGATGCCCCATCTGCGCCGAGCCATTCAAGGATGACGACCTGTGCGCGGCGGATATCACCGAGGGCACATGTCATGCAGCGTGCCTGGAAGGCTCCCCAGTCGTCGACCTTGAGACTGGGGAGCCGACGGCCGGTCCGGCTTCGACGTTCCGCTTTGCGGAAACCGAAAGCACCGCGGAGGGCAGCACCAATGGCTGACCTCCACCCCTTCCGCATCCACTTCCAAGATCCTGAACTTGCGCCGATCGATATCGACGCCACCGACGCCAAGGCCGCGCGCGGCATCGCCGAGGAGCGCCGCCGCGTTTCGCCCGGCGCCATCCGCAAAGTCAAACTCATCAGGGAGAAGGCCGATGATTGACCTCGCCACCATCGACGCCATGCGCGAAAGCACGATCCGCCGTGCCATCGGTCCGACCATCCTGCTCGGATCCGGCACCTATTTCGACTTCGACGCCCCTGAGGACAGCCTGATTACCTTGGAAGACGTCGCCTATGGGCTCGGTTACGAAGGCCGGTTCGCCGGCCAGTGCGTTAGCCGCCTGCTCGGCGAGCGCGCCATGTATACGGTCGCTCAGCATTGCGTTCTCATGAGCCACGCTGTCGAGCCCCATTTGGCCCGTGCCGCACTCTGGCATGAGGCTGGCGAAGCCGTTTGCGGCGACATGACGGGCCCGCTCAAATCCAAGAACCCATCGTTCAAGGCCGACGAGAAGCGAAGCGAGGCGGCTATCCTCGCTCGTTTCGGTATCGAGATCACCGACCCCGTCGCAATCAAGCACGCCGACATTCGCATGCTCGCGACCGAGCGCCGCGACCTGCTGCCATGGAACGGCGAACGCTGGACGGTCGAAGACCTGGCCCTGCCCTATGACTTCGAGATCCTGCCGTGGACACCGAACGTCGCGGCCGAGACGTGGCTGCGCCGAGCGCGTGAGCTGGAGGAGTCCAAGTGATTGTCGCACCAAGCCCCATAGCCGTTCGCGCGGCGTTCCTCGACCAGGGCGTAAAGCTGCCCATCCGCCCTTCCGAAACCGATTGCGGCGTTGTGCTCGATGCCGACGACCGCGACGTATTCACCGTCGACAGCAACGGTTTCCACCCTGACGACCAGGTCAAGACGCTCGCCCTCCTCATCTGCGCCTGTGTGAACGAACACGCCGGCCTTAGTCCGGAGCACCATCTCAATGGCTGACGGCACCAAGATCGAATGGACCGACGCGACATGGAACCCGATCACCGGGTGCGCCATTGTCTCGCCCGGCTGCACGAATTGCTACGCGATGAAGCTCGCCGGCTCGCGGCTTAAGAACCACCCGAGCCGCAAGGGGCTGACGAAGGACACCAAGGCCGGCCCGGTATGGACCGGCGAAATCCGGTTCAACAGGAAGTGGCTGGACCAACCCCTGCGCTGGACAAAGCCACGCATGATCTTCGTTTGCGCCCATGGCGATCTGTTCGCAGAAGGCGTCAACGAACTCTGGATCGATAACGTGTTCGCCGTGATGGCGCTGGCGCCCCAGCATACATTCCAAGTGCTGACGAAGCGGCCCGAGCGGATGCGCGATTACATTCGCGGCATGGAGCAGCGCAGGGATTTCATCGCCGGTTACGGCGCGCTGATCTGGGGAGGCGATCGGCCCGATCTGGTTTACGAGACCGCGCACGAAGCTCTTGCCAGGCCTCTTCCGAATGTCTGGCTCGGCGTCTCGGTCGAGGATCAGAAGCGCGCCGATGAACGCATCCCGATCCTGCTCGACACGCCGGCGGCCGTCCGTTGGATAAGCGCCGAGCCGTTGCTCGGGCAGGTGGATTTTTACAAGACCAGCGCCGCAATGCCCTCCGGTCGGCTACACCCGTGGAGAAACGGGCCAATCCTTCAGGGCATCCACTGGCTTGTTGCGGGCGGCGAAAGCGGCCCCGGAGCTCGGCCGATGCATCCCGACTGGGCACGCGAGCTACGCGATCAATGCGCCGCCGCCGGCGTGCCATTTCTGTTCAAGCAGTGGGGTGCCTTCTCTCCGAAACGCATCACACTCACTGAGTTCTGGAACCCGGCAACGGCCCGGATTGGCGAACTGATAGCCAATGCGGGCGGGAAGCTTGAGCAGTACCCGGATGACACCGGGAACGTGATCGCCATGCGCCACGTCGGCAAGGCAGCTGCTGGCCGCCTTCTCGACGGCGTCGAGCACAACGGCTTTCCGGAGATCCGCCGATGACAAAGCGCGATAAGCAGCGCCGCATGGGCGCGTTTCGTAAGGGCTTCTTTCTTGCCCGTGACATGGCGATCGTCACCGCGAGCCAGACACTGGAAAAGGGGATCGCCTGCGAATGCAACGGCACCGATCCAGCGACCGGCACGCTCGAATGCAGCCTCATGGTCCGAAACCTCGATTGCCTTTGCAGCGAGCGCATGGACGAAGCGGCAGACATCGTCGCCCGTATCCGTCAGATCACGATCGAGGAACAGCCATGACAGTGGCGATCGAAGCAGGAAAATCCTTCCTGAAATGCGACGAGTGCCCCGCCAAGCGGCGAGACACCTACGACCAGCCCGAGTTCGCTAAAATGATCGCCATGGCACGTGCCGACGGCTGGAAGGTCGACAAGCGCGCCGGCGCCTGGCGCCACGTCTGCAACCATTGCCAGGTGCGTCCGGGCGGGAGGCTGCTGTGAGCACCGCCCTGACGCACACCCAAGTGCAGCTCGCCCACGATATCGCCGAGGTCATCGACGGCGAAGAGTTCCACGACGCTTTCGTTGCCGCGATCAGCGCGATTGCGATGGCGATCGTGGAAGGCGCCCCTAACCGCGAAGAAGCTATGGTGGCGGCACGACAGTTCGGTGACGCGCTGGAGGAAACGGTCGAGTCCGGGTTGGCGCACCAGTTGCCGATCATCGGAGGTTACCGCCAATGACCGAGCCGCAGCCGAGCCCCAGCCAGCGCCGCCTCGACGCTATCCGCAACCGACTGTCACAGGCGTCAAAAGAATGGAGCATCAGCGCCGACGCGGAAGGGACACACCTGCTTGCCGGGAACAACGGTCAGGAGACGATTGCAATCATCCCGAAGGCCGCCAACCTCGACGACACGGAGCTGGCGCTAAGGGCGCCGGAGGATCTTCGCTGGACGATCGAGCTGTATGGAAAACTCGCCACTCGGCTCCGCGCCGCCGAGCGAGAGCTTTTACGACTGCGGTCTCACCAAAACGACCCGAAGAACTACGCCGCCGAGTGTGCGATGAAATGCAAGGAACCGGCCTTCAAGAAATTCCTCGAGGAGCGCCACGGCTTGGAGCGCCCGCTAACCGACGAGCGCGTGAACACCCGCGTTCGCTCGCTGCTTAAGGTATCATCGCGCAGCAAGCTAAACGAAGATGCGGCCGCCGCTGCACGCTGGCGCGATCTCCGCGACGAGTTCGACGCCTGGAGACGGAACGGATGAACGGCCGGCGTCTCGAAATCTTCGAAAAGATCATGGCGAGGGTCTTTGTCGACCCCGTTACCGGCTGCTGGATCTGGCAAGGCCCGACATCAGGAAAGACCGGCCGAGGCAAGGACTATCCGCGCATGTCGCTCGGTGGACAGACGGTCGCCGTGCATCTGGTCATGTGGACTAACGTACACGGCTACATCCCCGGCAAAAAGCAGCTCGACCACAAGTGCCGAAACCGGCTCTGCGTCAACCCAGATCCGAAGCACACAGAGCTAGTGACGCATCTCCAGAACCAGAAGCGGCGGGCGAAAGCCCAGCGAGATATGCGTGGCCACAACGGCAGGCCGACACTCGAATGCGAGGAGATCTCTCAATGAGCAGGGAAATGACCATGGTCGACACGCGCGCTCGCCGTTCAACCATGCTTCCGCCAAGCCTCCCGCCCTTCGGCGTTTCCCGCGAGCAAGCTGCCGCTTTGCTGAGCATTAGCGCATCCCTGTTTGACAGCGCCGTTGAAGTTGGCACCATGCCACAACCGAGAGTGCTCGGCGGGCGAAACATCTGGGATGTCGACGAGCTTTGGGCGAGCTTCCGAGCGCTCCCCCACAAGGCTGGCATGCACCGATATCCGGACGAGCAGCGGCCACAAGGAAATGCGTTCGACAATGCCAAAAAGGGTTGACGACAAACTGCAGAAGGGCGTGAGCCTAGACCGCGACTTCCGCACCAGGGAGGCGCGGTATTACTTTCGCGCGCCCGGCCGCAAGAAGGTGCGCCTGAGAGAGACGCCGGGAACCGATGCATTCGACAAGGAAGTTGCGTGCGCCCGCCTTGGTATACCTTACGTGCCCGAAGGCGCAGAGCCACCGCCTGCCGTGGTGACGCTGAAAAGAGATCCCGCCGAAGGCACCGTCGATTGGCTCTATGCGGAGTACAAGCGTCGCGCGACCGTCAGCGCCGGCGTCATGGCTCGTCGCGCGACGATCCTCGAAGAGGTCTGTGATTACAAGTTCGGCACAGCTCGTTGCGGCGACCTACCCTATGCTGACATGCGCAAGCGGCACGTCGTCGAGATCCGCGATGCGATCCGAGACAAGCCAGGCTCTCGCAATGACGTGAAGAAGGCGATATCGGCCTTTTTCGCATGGGCCGTCGAAAGCGACCTCGCGCAGATGAACCCGGCCGCGAAGATCAAACCGCTGCATTCCGGCGACGGTTTCCACACCTGGACCGTTGAGGAAGTGCGCCAGTACGAGGCCAAGCACGTCGCCGGCACAAAGGCGCGTCTTATGCTGCACCTGGCGCTCTACACCGGCCTGCGTCTCGATAGTCTCTCCATCGTCGGCCTCCAGCACATTCGCAACGGTCAATTGACCATCCGGCCGGAGAAAACGCGTAAGTCGAGCGGCGTCATCGTGGACATTCCGGTGCTGCCGGAACTGCAAAAGACGATCGACGAATGCCCGACCGGAAACCTGACCTTCCTCGTCACCGAGTTCGGCAAACCATTCACCACGAACGGTCTAGGCAACAAGATGCGGGACTGGTGCGACCAGGCCGGATTGTTCCACTGCACCACTCATGGGTTGCGCAAAGCCGGCGCCACGATCGCCGCCGAGAACGGCGCGACGGATGAAGAACTGATGGCAATTTTCGGGTGGACGACGAAGAACCAGACGACGACCTACACCAAGAAAGCGCGCCGCAAACAGATGGCCGCAGGGGCAATGCACAAGCTGGTCCCGGAACAAAAGTAG